GCAAGTCATCGTGGAAAACACGGTAGCAAAAAGATTACAAGAACTCGCAGGAATCATTTAATTTTTAAGGAGATATAAATTATGTCAGATGTATCAGAATTTATCAACGAAGCGGGTAGTGCACACAAGCACGTTATCGAACAAACCCGTAAATTAGCAGGTAAGTGGGAAGGTTCAGGCCTCCTAGAAGGATTGAAGGGCTATGAAAAGCAGGCTATGTCCGTGATGCTTGAAAACCAAGCAACGCAGCTGCTCTCAGAAAACAGTAAGACGAACGCAGCTGGAACCAGTGGCGAAAACTGGGCCGGTGTTGCGCTTCCATTAGTTCGTAAGGTGTTCGGTTCAATTGCTGCAAAGAACTTCGTGTCTGTGCAACCAATGAACTTACCTGCTGGACTTGTGTTCTACATGGACTTCAAGTATGGTTCAACATCAAACGGTCAAACATCAGGACAGTCACTTTATGGTAGTGCATCAAACAGTACATTTGGTGGATTTGGTAACCAAGCAGCAGGTGGTTTATACGGCGCAGGCCGATTTGGTTATTCATTAAATGACCAAATTACGTCTTCATTAGCCATTGCCACTGCATCGGTGTCGTTCTCGGATGTGAATTACAACCAAGATTATGTGGCAACAGGCAGTCTTCGTAAGTTCACGGTCAGTGCAGGAGTATTGCCAAATGCTGACTTCTTAGCAGTTCGTACATTCGTTCCAAGTGGATCGGTTGCAGATTTTGCTTCAGCGGTTCTTCCAGAATTTACTAAATATGACGGCACCAATGTCACATTTATCGTAACTACCACTTCAAACGCAGTATTAAACAGTGTTACATTCACGAAACAACCTGTCGATACAGCACGTGGCGATTTCGAAGACCGCGACGGTGCAACAAACCTCAACATTCCAGAAATTGATTTGGAACTTCGTTCGGAAACCATCGTTGCCAAGACACGTAAGTTGAAGGCAGTATGGTCACCAGAACTTGCACAAGACTTGAACGCATATCATTCAGTGGACGCTGAAGCAGAACTCACTTCAATGTTAAGTGACTATGTTGCAATGGAAATTGACCTTGAAATTCTTGATATGTTAATTGGCGCTGCACCATCAACCACAACAGAATATTGGTCAGCAGAAATTGGTTCAGTCTGGAACGGAAGTGCATTTGCCGCAAGTTCCTTTACGGGAACGGCATGGACCAACATGACCTGGTTCCAAACGCTTGGTCAGAAGATGCAGAAGGTAAGCAACAAGATTCATCAGCTCACGATGCGAGGCGGTGCTAACTTCGCAGTCGTATCACCAACGGTTGCAACAATTCTTGAAACCATCCCTGGCTTTGCAGCTGGAACCGATGGCGACAAGATGGAATTCGCAGCCGGTGTCACGAAGATTGGTTCTTTCCAGAACCGCTTCACTGTATACAAGAACCCATACATGACAGAAAATGTGATGTTGATGGGCTTCCGTGGTAACCAATTCTTGGAAACGGGTGCAGTGTACGCACCATACATTCCATTAATCATGACACCACTTGTGTACGACCCACAAAATTTTACTCCTCGTCGCGGCGTGATGACGCGCTACGCGAAGAAAGTGGTTCGTCCAGAATTTTTTGGAAAAATCTACATCGACAAGCTCAACCTCGTATAATAGATTTTGTAACACGATTAATAAATTGGGTGACCTTCGGGTCACCCTTTTTATTGCCTAAAATTACGTGTTTGAAAAATTTATTTATATTTATATCTAACGTATGTGGAGGAGTTATGACTGAATATAAATTAAATTGTATTACATGCGGTAATGAAGTTTTTTATCTATCTAAAAAAGGTATGTTATCTGCCAAAAATAAAAATACTCCATGTCCACACTGTCGAGGAAAGTCTCCACGAAATATCAATGTGGGGGTGACGCAATGGAGTAAACAATGCCCGTCATGTAAGAAGACCAAATACTACTCTAGTAAGAGAAATTATACACGGGCAATAAAAACAAATTCAAATTGCCCAAAATGCCACCCAGGGCCATCCAAAGAAACTATTACAAAAATAATATCCACATTAAAGACTAAAAAATATCCCAACAGAGCGTCGAATAGTCAGTTGGGTAAGCATTTGACATTTTATAGAAAATGCCCATCATGTAATAAAGAAATAGGATATTTTTCACAATATTCGTTAGATCGAGCAAATAAACAATCTTCTGTGTGTAACTCATGTTCCTGTAAGATATATAAAAAGTCATGGATATATGTTATAAAAGATGATCATATTAAAAAGATGGCTGCAAGTAAAGCAGGATATGATACTTATGAATCTTATATGAACGACTTGGGTGCCCGCAAAAAATATTATGCGGCGGTTAGAAAAATTACTCGGCAACAAGACATTAGTATATTAGAAAATTATGATAAATTACGAGGATTGTGCGGGGTTGAGGGCGCATATCAATTAGACCATATTATTTCAGTATCGGTTGGATATGAACAAAGCATTTCCCCCGAAATATTGGGTAGCATATCTAATTTACAGATAATTCCGTGGAAGGATAACTTAATAAAATCTAATAAATAACGATTAGATAAAAGGTTTTGATATTTATAGTATATGACTCTAATAGAGGGCTTGTAATATGGGTAATTTTTATGTGTATGTACATTTACGAGCAGACGGAACGCCTTTTTATGTAGGAAAGGGCAAAGGTAACCGTGGCCACGAATTAAAAACTTCTAGAAGAAATTCTTTCTGGGTAAATGTTGCTAAAAAAGAATATGGGGATATTACAAAAGTTCCCGTAGAATTAATATATACCAATTTAACCGAAGATATGGCGCATGAATTGGAAATATTGACCATAAAAAAATATGGAAGACGAAACAATAATACTGGTATACTAACAAATCTTACAGATGGTGGTGAGGGGACTTCTGGGATAATAAGATCGGCAGAATATAGTCAGAATATTTCAAAAAGAATGTCGGGAAAAAATCACCCATATTACAATAAAGTTGGACCTAACTTTGGTAAATCATGTTCTGAATTTACCAAACAAAAATTACGTGAAATTAATTTAGGTGATAAAAACCCTAACTTTGGAACGGTGCGAAGTTTAGAATCAAGAGTAAAAACTAGGCAGTCAAACATTAAAACTAACTCTGGTCGGTTAACAAAAAAACACAACGATAAAATGTCTATGAGTCGGTCAGGTGGGAAAATTTATACAGTAATTTCTCCAAGTGGCCAAGAATTTACGTTTGTTAATCAAGCGTTATTTGCTAAAGAACATGACGTATCACAACAATCATTGAGTAGGTTATTGAGAGGAGAACGTAAAAGTTATTTAGGTTGGACGGTAAAAGCTATAAATATTTCTGAGGAAAATCATGCAAAATCGTGAACCAATTATATTTGAAGAAAGTCCTGTAAATCCAGTTAATTTAACTGCGTTTGGGTTCTACGATTACGATGCGGAATTTCAAGCAGAAGCCCCACAAGTTGCTTCCTTTGTAGCAAGACGATTGGGATATCCTGTCGTAGATGTGGAACTTACCCACCGACAATTATATACCTGTCTAGAAGAAGCTATCACCACTTATAGTAATCAAGTCAATCAATTTAATGCTCGGGAACACATGCTGTCATTACAAGGCATGAGTACATCTACGAATGTTACGCAACGAAATATTCTATCCACTCCACTCCCACAACTGGTAAAATTATCTGCTCAGTACGGCACAGAAGCAGACAGTGGTGGAAGTGTAACCGTAAAGAAGGGATTTGTTACTGCCTCTGCGTATCAACAATCGTATGACCTCAAAACCTTATGGGCAGACCCAAAAGAAAGTGGGTCCGCAATTGAAATTCGTCGTATCTATCATCAGATGCCACCCGCAATTGCACGATATTACGATCCATTTGCAACAACAGGTCTTGGATTAACAAATCTTATGAGTGAGTTTGGATTTGATGGATATTCTCCACCGGTAACTTTCGTGATGATGCCTGCCTTCGAAGATTTACTACGTATTCAAGCAATTGAAATTAATGATATGATTCGTAAAAGTCAATATAGTTTCACGGTATCCAATAATATTATACGATTTACACCAATTTTTACTAAAGACACAACCATCTGGTTTGATTATGTTGTGGTTAATGATAAACAAAGTGGAAACTCGTTATTACAATCGGGTTCAGAAAACAGTACGGTGTCCGATTTATCTAACATTCCATATGATAATATTCAATACAAGAATATCAATAGCATTGGACGAAATTGGGTATACCGTTATACACTTGCCTTAGCAAAGGAAGTGTTGGGTAATATTCGTTCCAAATACGAAAATATTCCAATCCCCGATGCGCAAATACGAATGGATGGTGATACACTTCGTAGAGAATCTTCTCAAGAAAAGGATAACTTAATCAAAGAAATTCGGGAAACCTTAGAACAAACTGGTCATCAAGCACAGATGAAAAAACATATGGAAAACGCAGAAGCAATGCAGGCAATGTTCAAGTTCATTCCAGTACCTTTCTATATCTTATAATATATGCCAAGATTCGTATCAGAACGTGATTTTCTATTTTTTCAACATATCAACCGAGAAGTTGTTGTTGATGTTGTTGATGTAGAAGTCATATTATATAAAATTATTCAAGATGTTGCCAATGTAAATATTTACGGGGAATCGGTTAGTAAAGCACGGTATCGTGGTATTAGTTTAAATGCATTAATAAAATATCCCAAAACGCAACCTGGGTCAGAAGGATTTGGATATGATACGACGCAGCCTGGCGTGGAGTTTCGATTTGTACGAAAATTACTACAAGACGTAGATGTATACCCAGAAGTTGGTGATATTATCCTATATAATGAAAATTATTACGAAATTGACAATACCAATGAAATTCAACTGATTGCGGGACGGCCAGATTACAATCACAATATCATTTGTGAAACACATTTGACTCGTAAAAGTAGTCTTAATATTGAGGAAACCCACACATGAGTACGCCTACATTTGACAGAAATCGTATTACAATGCCATCACGGTATAACCGTGGTATGGATAACAAAAATGTCACAGGCGTCAGTTCACCCGTGTCTGTGGGGTTATATACCGTTGACAACGCTATCTTAAAATATTTACAAACAAAGATTAAACCCGTAATAACTCAAGATGGTAAGCAAATTCAAATTCCTGTCATCTATGGTAATCCAGAACGGTGGAAAAGTGCACAGCAAGACGGTAATATTCGTGATAAGAACGGAAAGATTCTATTACCTATTATTATGATTAAACGCACTACCATGAAAAGAAATCAAATAGCATCTCCTGTGAACAAGTATCAACAATATACATTTAAGGCGGGATGGAATTCTAGAAATATTTACGATAAATTTACGGCACAAAATGGTATTACACCAAGTCAAATCTATCACACTACCATGATTCCAGATTATTATGACTTTACCTATGAAGCAATGATTTGGACAGAATATATGGAACAAATGAATGGTGTCGTTGAAAATATTTCATTTGAAAGTGATGAATATTGGGGAGAAGCAAACAATTATAAGTTTATCACCAAAATATCTCAGTTCGAACAATTGACGGACCTTCCTACAACAAATGATAGATTGGTTCGTAATAAATTTTCAATTGATGTGAAGGCATATATACTTCCGCAGAGTGCATTGGACAGAAACGGTAATAGAACAGCAACGACTCGGTTACAATATTCTCCAAAAAAAGTAGTATTTGACACAGAAATTCTTACGAATAATGTATAATAATAACTTTGGAAACGGTAGGTGATATTTATTAATTAGATTATATAAGTTTCGATACGAAATTATATATGTATGATATATAACCGTTTTGTAAAATGAGGTAGGTATGAAAAAAGTTACTGAGGCAGAATTATTAGAAATTCAAAAAATGCGGGAATCACTACTTGAAATTGTGGTTTCAATTGGAGAATTAACACTTAATAAATTTTTAATACAAACACAATTAGATAGTATTTCTGCAGATATTAATGCGCAGCAATCTGCGTTTATAGCTTTTAAAGAAAACGAAAGGGTTTTATTTGAGAAGTTGCAACAGACATATGGAACTGGTAACATAGATATGGAAACCGGGGAAGTATCAGAATAATATAACCCATTTGGAGGATTCGTATGGCAAATGAAAGAATTGTTTCCCCTGGCGTATTTACCAGAGAAAGGGATCTAAGTTTCCTAACTCAAGGTATTAGTGAAATCGGGGCGGCATTTATTGGACCAACACCAAAAGGTCCAGCGTTTATCCCGGCCATAGTACGTGGTCAACAAGAATATGTTACCCGTTTTGGTGAAGCAGACACCAATCATTACACGGGATTGTCGGCAAAAAATTATCTCCGTGAATCTGGTGTGGCAACGGTGGTTCGTGTACTAGGAACTACCGGATATGACCCGACTACTACGAAGTCGGTAGTAATTTACGCAACAGGTTCGGCAGGTAGAAAAGTATATGCAGTATTACATCCTAGTAGTACAGGAAATACACTTACAAATGCATCGGCATCGGGAACTACCAGTAGTTTTAGTTTAGTAGTATCTGCTTCAGGCGGCACCAACATCAGTGCAAGTTCACTGAGTCCAACTGAGGGATCGTCCAACGCATTCCAAGATTATTTTGCTTCGACGCCCAGTACAACAAAAAATTCATATATCTATGCAATTTTTCCTGAAGCAGTATCCGCTTCCCTTGGAACTAGCATTACATTCCAAGCAGTAACATCAAGTACCGCATTGAATTTTAACGGAGCAACCTATGGTAATTACAACCATGCGCACACCCCGTGGATTCAATCACAAACATTGGGTGGCAGTAAATTAGACCTATTTAAGATTCATACACTCAGCGATGGCAATTCTTCAAACAAAGAAATTAAAGTATCATTTGCAAACATGAAGCCAAGTGGTGATACTGAATATAATTTTGGTACCTTTACGATGTTCGTTCGTCGCTATGATGATACGGATGCACGGTCAGAGGTATTAGAACAGTTTGATAATGTAAACCTTGATCCAGATAGTCCAAATTATATTGCACGGTTAATTGGTAATAGTGCACCAACCGAAGATACCGTAACAGGTGAAATGTATTATCAAGGTGATTTCCCGAATAACTCACAGTATATTTGGGTGGAAATGACAGACACGCAGATTCCAGAAACAGCACTTCCATTTGGATTTGCGGCATATGAATCTACTATTTCCGCAGCATCAACAGAATTAACGGCTCCCGATTATGTAACAAGTCGTTGGCTTAACGGTGCAGTTGAAGGATACACCACTCAATCAATCGACAAGAAATACTATTACGGTTGGAATTTTGATGCAGGGAATGAAACTAATAATTCTTACCTTGGACCAATTCCATCGGGGTCAGTTACCATTGGCACGGCATTTACACTTGAAACATTGGTAGAAGTACCAAAGAGTACGGCACCGCTCTCGGCATCAATCTCATTGACGGATGCAGATAGTTTCATCTATCGTAAGTTCTCAGTGGCATTCCAAGGCGGATTTGATGGATTAAATCCTGCACGTGACATTAATATGGGTGGCGATATCGTTGCTACCAATAGTCAAGGATTTAACCTATCTACGTCAGTATCGGCCGGATCGGTGTCCTACAAGAAAGCATTGGATGCCATCAGTAATCCCGACCAGTTTGACTTTAACTTGTTAGTACTTCCTGGTGTAATTTATGAACTACATTCATATGTTGCAACCTATGCACTAACATTGTGTGAAGATCGTGGTGATGCATTCTATATCATGGATACCACACAATTAACGGCAACACTGGCAACTGCAACGGCAAAGGCTGGTGAAATTGATAGTAATTACGCGGCCACGTACTATCCGTGGTTACGAGTCGTTGATACGAATACCAACAAGTTAATTTGGGTTCCACCCTCGGTGATTCTTCCAGAAATCTACGCTTACAACGACAATGTTGCAGCAGAATGGTTTGCTCCTGCTGGATTAAATCGCGGCGGTATTGCAAGTGCAGTTGGTGTCAAGGTTCGCTTACCACAAGCAAGTCGTGATACACTCTACGAAGGAAAAGTTAATCCAATCGCGCAGTTCCCGGGGCAAGGTATCTGTGTGTGGGGTCAGAAAACATTACAACGCCGTTCATCAGCACTAGATCGTGTGAATGTCCGTCGTTTGTTAATCGCGGTGAAGAAGTATATTGCAAGTTCGGCACGATACCTTGTGTTCGAACAGAATGTTGAAGCAACGCGAAATCGTTTCTTGAACATTATCAACCCATACCTCGCAAGTGTACAAGAACAATCTGGACTGTATGCTTTCCGTGTGGTTATGGACGAAACAAACAATACACCTGATGTGATTGATAGAAACATCCTATACGGACAACTCTATCTACAACCCACAAGAACAGCAGAAGTTATTATTCTTGACTTCAATGTTCTCCCAACAGGTGCAACGTTCCCAACCGCGTAATGAGATAGTGGGGGGAGGAAACTCCCCCCACAAATTCAATTTTAACACTATTTATGATTAGATATCCTTTCGGAGATTATACATGGCAAACCTAGTATCAGAACAAGAGCTGTTCTTTACAGCATTTGAACCAAAGATGAAGAATCGGTTCGTCCTTTATATGGACGGCGTTCCTTCCTATCTCGTAAAAAAAGTAGCACGACCAACTATTAAACAAGATGCAAAACCACTAGATCATATCAACGTGCAACGATATGTAAAAGGCAAGACTACATGGGGAAGTATGGCAATGGAATTGTACGATCCCATTGTTCCATCGGGCGCACAAGCAGTCATGGAATGGGTGCGTTTACATCACGAATCGGTCACTGGCCGTGATGGATATCTTGAATTCTACAAGAAAGACTTGACGCTCAATGTTCTTGGCCCCGTTGGTGATAAGGTCGAAGAATGGATCATCAAGGGCGCACAAATTACTGAAGTTAATTTCGGTGATATGGATTGGTCAACGGATGAAGTAATGACATTCACACTTACCGTGCAAATGGATTATTGCGTACTCAATTATTGATCTTGTTACAATAATAGATATAGAATCTCCACAGCGTTACGAATTACGCTGTGGAGATTTTGTATATAAAGTCATATAAAAACACCCTATTAACATACTTTTTGATATTTATAGAAGAGTATTCTTTATAATGAGAATTATATGGCAGACATTACAGATTTTCAAGTTGGGCAAGGTGAAACATTTAAAATACTCGTACAATTACAAAACCGTAGTAATAACAACACTCCATTGGATATTACTAATTATACATTCACCGGCCAATTACGAGAAAATTACACCACGGATGAAGTTGCCGCAACATTTTCGTTTGAAAAGGCAACCCCATATACATCCGGTAGTCTTTTTATAAAACTAGACCCCGCATCTACACTACAATTAACACAACGTAAATATGTGTATGATATCAATATTACTAGTGGATCAACAGGTCCAGTAGTTCGTCGCATCCTAGAGGGCGGATTAACGGTGCGACCAACGGTAACTAGATAATACATGGGCAATATAAAGTTAGATATACCCGATATTACGGTTGTTGTTGAGAAAGGAACCGAATATCTCTCCACAGTAACGCCCAGTGAAATATATCAAATATTGGTTAATACTGGAGACAACTATAATGTTGTTGTGGGTGACCCTGCTACTATTACGGTCAATGGATCGGGTAGTTATTTAACTGTTGCCGATTATGCCAGCACCGCAAGCTATGCGTTATTTGCACAATCAATCGTTGCCGGCGGCGCAGTAGTCTACGATACCATTTCTGCCTCTAACGCATATTTTGGTAATCTCACCGTATCACAATCTATCAGAGCCAATTTATTTACTGGGTCATTCGTTGGCAACCTCGTAGGAACCAGCAGTTGGGCAAGTAATGCAGTATCTAGTTCATTTGCATTAACGGCAAGTTATGTGCCTGGTGCCGCAAGTACATGGGATGCTATAACAAATAAACCAACTGGATTAGTATCCAGTTCTGTTCAAATTAATACTGGGTCGTTTAGTGGGTCATTTACTGGTAGATTAAGTGGGACAGGAAGTTGGGCAAATAATTCTATTTCCGCATCATACGCCCCAGTTGCAGTCGGCACGGTCAGTAGTTCTGCGCAAGTCAATACGGGATCGTTTACTGGTTCATTTACCGGAGTACTTACGGGGGCATTGGTTGGGACTGCCAGTTGGGCAACGAGTGCATCGTATGTACTTCCGAGTGGACTCCCATCAGGAATAGTCTCCAGTTCCTCACAAGTCTCGTATACGGGACTTAGTAATGTTCCAAGTGGTATCGTGTCGAGTTCTTCTCAAATTAATACTGGGTCATTTACGGGGTCGTTTATTGGAACTCACAGTGGTTCCACATTTGGTACCGCAAGTTGGGCACAATCGGCCTCCTTTGCTCCAACTATACTTCCATCGGGAATCGTATCTAGTTCTGGTCAAGTATCTTATACTGGACTGTCCAATGTTCCTGCAAATATTGTATCTAGTTCAACTCAAATTGTTGCGCTTGGATTTGCTACCACGGGGTCAAATTCATTTAATGGCAATCAAACTATAACAGGCTCTCTTATTCAAGGATTGGAGGGAAATATAGCAACCGGAGAAAACTCCCATGCTGAAGGAAGTATTACTAAAGCAATAGGAAACTACTCCCATGCCGAAGGAGATAATACCCAAGCAAAAGGAGACTACTCACATGCGGAAGGGCAGGAAACCATAGCATCGGGTTCATATTCACATGCAGAGGGTTATCAAACAATAGCATTAGCCAATCATCAACACGTACAGGGCCAATATAACGCTGTATCGTCCGTACCTGCCGCTTTTATTGTGGGTAATGGAACTGACGATAGTAATAGAAGTAATCTTATATATGCCGCAGGAAATGAAGTACATATAACTGGTTCACTGAAAGTTACTACCGGCATTACCGGTTCGTTATTTGGAACCAGTAGTCAAGCAGTAACAGCATCGTATGTATTACCTACCGGATTGCCAGCAGGAACAGTGTCCGGTTCTGGACAAGTATCATACACGGGATTATCTAATATTCCATCGGGTATTGTATCTAGTTCTACTCAAGTTACTGCACTGTTACCAACAGGAACCGTTTCTAGTTCTGTACAAATTAACACTGGTAGTTTTAGTGGAAGCATAACAACCTCCTCGTTTGCAATTACATCAAGTTTTGCAATATCGGCATCATTTGCACCCACTATACTACCGTCTGGTGTAGTATCCAGTTCTGCTCAAGTATCATACACTGGACTCTCTAATGTACCTGCAAATATCGTATCTAGTTCGGGCCAAGTTACTGCATTCTTGCCAACGGGAATCGTATCCAGTTCGGTTCAAATTAACACGGGGTCGTTTACTGGGTCGTTTACTGGCACCCATAGTGGTTCCATATTTGGAACGGCAAGTTTTGCAATCTCGGCGTCATTTGCGCCAATCATACTTCCGTCTGGTGTCGTATCTAGTTCTGGCCAAGTCTCCTATGCGGGACTCTCTAATGTACCGGCAAACATTGTATCTAGCTCAATTCAAGTATCATATACAGGACTCTCCAACATTCCATCGGGTATTGTTAGTAGTTCTGGTCAAGTTACCTCATTGTTGCCAAATGGAACCGTATCTAGTTCTACTCAAATTAATACCGGAAGTTTCACGGGGTCATTTACGGGAACCTTGATTGGTACAGCAAGTTGGGCAAGTAACGCTATCTCCTCCTCGTTTGCCACCACGGCAAGTTACGCACTAAATGCAACCGCGACGTTACCGTCTGGACTTATTTCAAGTTCTACGCAATTTACATCTCTTACGGCTCCGTTTACTGGTTCTTTCACGGGGTCATTTATCGGAACGCATAGTGGTTCCACGTTTGGCACAGCTAGTTATGCAACATCTGCAAGTGCGGCAACCTCAATTACCTTTACTCCGTTAACCGCGTCATTTGCTACCACAGCAAGTGCGGCAACATCTATCACATTTACACCCGTTACTGCTTCATACGCACTAACAGCAAGTTTCATAGACGGTGGATTTTATTAATAATGTTCAGTAAATTTCTCACAACACCCCACAAATAATGGTAAGTACCCAACTGATTGATATTTATTATAATACGATACTCTCTACGAGACAGTGTTATGGCAGATAAAATATTACATAAACGAAATTTAACATCTAATACAACTCCCACAACAGCATCATTAGATATTGGGGAATTGGCTATTAATGTTGCCGACGCAAAAATATTCGTTAAACAATCTGGCAGTAGTGGTCAGTTTGTACGGAGTATTCTTACATTAGATACCCCGAACACGGGTAGTATTAATTTATTAGGTAATATCACTGCATCGCAGTTATTTGGTACTGCATCAACCGCAATTTCTGCCAGTTATGCACCAGTTCCAACGGGTACCGTATCCAGTTCTCAGCAAATAAATACAGGTTCTTTTACAGGTTCGTTTATTGGTATTCACAGTGGGTCATTGTTCGGTACGAGTAGTTGGGCAAGTAATGCTATTTCCTCTTCATTTGCCGCCACCGCATCAGCAGCAACATCCATCACGTTTACGCCGACAACAGCATCCTTTGCTACCACAGCATCCTATGCAGTAAATGCAATTACGACACTTCCTAGTGGACTTATTTCAAGTTCCACGCAGGTTACCGCAAGTTTGGTGGGTACAGCCATCAACCCCTCACTCGTATCAGCAAGTACCGTGAGTGCGTCTGCATTACACGTTACTACATTGGCTACTGTTAAGGGCCCATTGGAATTACAAAATACTTCTAGACCATCTCCGATTAATGCAAATTCGGCATATTGGTTTGTGAGTGGAGCAAATAATAATTTTGGAACGGATTTATATTATACCCACAATGGTGATACCAATCGCATGGATTGGTTTGAAGGAATGTTGGGGTCTAGTCTACTCTACGGCGGTATCGTCAGTTGGAGTGCGGCAAACATATACGTGTCCAGTGGGTCAGGATTAATTGTCAATCATAATATATCCACGGGGTCGGAAGCATCTCCGACAATTACCTATATACAATGGCCTAGTCAATCCGCTGTAATTTCTGGTATTAGTACACGGCAAGTTACCTATCTGTATCTTGATAACACGGGCACGATACAACAACAAACGACTCCATTTACTCCCGAGCAATATTATCAATATATTCCCTTGGGAGCCGTTGGGCATTTTGATTATGCAAATGTTGCGGCATTTGGTGGAGCAGTTACTACCCATTATAATCAAATTCATCAAACAAACACCTTTATTGATGCGTTTGGACCATTAAAATTAAGTGGATATACCATCACTGCACAACCAGCATCATTACGATTAAGTGTTGGATTAGGCAAGGGATTTATTCACGGGGGATTCTATAAGCAAAATCCAACACTTCCATCGGTAATTGATACTACTGCCGTAGCAACGGCAAGTATGGCACGGGTATATCGGTCTGGATCAAATGGTAATATAAAATTTGATACCAATGGGGGAGCAATGTATACCGTTGCAGACCCGTCATTATATGATAATGGGACCGGTATATTAGCAGCAGTGGGAAATTCCCAATGGACCATTCAACGAGTATTTACTGACCCCGTAACCAATACGTTGTATGTATACTATGGTCAAAATAAATATAATACGTATTTAAATGCGGTTGCCGCAATCAACACGGACCCCTTTACGGAAGGTGCCGCAACTCAAGAATTTACAATATTTGCAGGATATATAATTGCAAAAGGCAATGAAACTAACTTATCAAGTGCCGATAGCTCGGTTACTCAAGCAGGATTATTTCGAAATACTTCGGGTGCTAGTACAAGTGCAGGAGCAGCAACTACGGCATTAGAGCAACTCACCGACGTTTCCATTATTTCTCCAAGCAATGGGCAAGCATTGGTATATAATGCAGGTGTCTGGAGTAATGCAGTCGCGGCAACTTCTTCGTTTGCTACCACGGCATCTGCCGCAATGTCAATTACGTTTACTCCGCAGTCAGCATCTTTTGCAACCACCGCATCCTTTGCAGTATCGGCTTCATGGGCACCAACACAAGCTATGGGGTCAACCGCATGGGGAGATCTTACCGGCATTCCGGCAGGATTGGTTAGTAGTTCTACCCAAATTAATACCGGTTCGTTTAGTGGGTCGTTTGTAGGTACTTTGACGGGAACAAGCAGTTGGGCAACGTCGGCGTCATATGTACTTCCATCGGGGTTACCGGCGGGAACCGTATCTAGTTCTGCTCAAGTATCGTATACTGGAATCTCCAATATACCCGTAAACATTGTATCCAGTTCTACGCAAGTTACATCTTTCCTACCTACGGGAACCGTATCTAGTTCTGGACAAATATCCTACACAGGTCTATCCAATATACCAGTAAATATTGTATCCAGTTCTGCTCAAGTTACTGCGTTCTTACCTGCCGGAACGGTAAGTAGTTCTACGCAAATTAACACAGGGTCGTTTACAGGGTCGTTTACTGGAACATTAATTGGAACATCCAGTTGGGCAAGTAATGCAATATCTAGTTCTTTTACTACCACATCAAGTTTTGCAACATCTGCTTCCTTTGCCCCAACAATATTACCAACCGGAGTGGTATCTAGTTCTGGTCAAGTATCTTATACGGGACTTTCCAATATACCTGCAAACATTGTATCTAGTTCCGGTCAAGTTGCATCGTTCTTACCTGCCGGAACAATATCTAGTTCAGGACAAGTATCCTATACGGGACTCTCTAATATTCCATCGGGTATTGTATCCAGTTCTACTCAAGTTACGGCGTTCTTACCAAATGGCACAGTCTCTAGTTCGGTCCAAATTAACACGGGTTCGTTTACGGGTTCGTTTATTGGAACTCATAGCGGTTCTACATTTGGTACCGCATCAAATGCAATCTCCGCAAGTTTTGCAGTTTCTGCATCGTGGGCACCATCTTCTGCTGGTTCTGGCGTAACATCTATCACTGTCAGTGACGGGTTAAGTGGTGGCGTTATTACAACAACCGGTATCATTAGTTTAAATACCGGCTCCGCACATTTCTTAGACGGGGTGAAGAAAAAAATAAACACCGAAGGAGTCATTAGTAGTTCTCAACAAATTAACACAGGGTCGTTTACAGGTTCGTTTACGGGAACATTCATTGGAACGAGTAGTGTAGCAACAACTGCTTCCTTTGCCCCAACCATACTTCCATCAGGAGTCGTATCTAGTTCCGGTCAAGTATCGTATACAGGACTCTCTAATGTACCCGCAAACATTGTATCTAGTTCTACGCAAGTTACAGCGTTCTTGCCTACCGGAACGGTATCTAGTTCTGGTCAAGTATCTTATACAGGACTCTCCAATGTTCCATCGGGTATTGTTAGCAGTTCAAATCAATTTAATGCGTTGACCAATACATCCGCGTCATACGCCACTCGTACACCGTTAGGTACATCCTACGACAGTCGTTCAATTACCTTCGTGGGCAATTCTCGTATTACCGACGATGGCACTGGCAACATTGATATTATTGCCGGAAGCCCTGCGTCTTATGCAGAAATAGGCAGTTTTAATAATGAAAATTTCGTATATGTTGATAATTCCGGGACATACATCCAGACTAACTATACGACCAATCCAACACGGCTCTGGACTTTTGGTATGGACGGTACATTAACTGCTCCCGGCTTAATTATTGGAACAGCAAGTTGGGCAAGTAATGTAATATCTAGTTCATTTGCTACCACCGCATCCTATGCACTAAACGCAACAGCAACCGTACCTGCTGGTACTGTCTCTAGTTCCACACAATTTACCTCACTAACGGCACCGTTTACCGGCTCGTTTACGGGGTCATTCAAGGGTGATGGTACTGGATTAACAGGAGTGACGGCAACCGCATTCCCGTATGTTGGCGCAGCAGTTATTAGTGGGTCATTGACCATCACGGGCAGTAACGCATTAAGCATCACGGGGTCTGCCACGATTGTGGGAGCATTTCAAGCAACCACCAAGAGTTTCAAAATTGACCATCAACGGTTGTTGGGCAAGAAACTTATCTATGGGGTATTGGAAGGACCAGAACACGGCGTATATGCGCGGGGACGGTTAACACAAAATAATATCATTCAATTACCAGAAGAATGGGAATGGTTAGTAGACCCCGATAGTATTACCGTACAATTAACTCCAATTGGTACACAACAAATATTATATGTGCAAAACATTGAAAATAATACCGTAATTATTAATTCAAATACACCAATTGATTGTTTCTACTATGTACAAGCAACTCGTAAGGATGTTGACCCACTAACAACGGTGGAATAAGATGCCAACCCTTGCAAATATAGTATCTGCCAGTTTCTTACAACTTTACTACGAGAGTGCCGTCTAATGGGATACCTAAGCGCAGAGACACTCGATGTAAGTGGCGGTAGCGGGACATTTACTGTTCCGTCTGGCTGCACGTTTTTGCTGGTAAAGCTGGCCGTTAGCACAGGAGCAGTTCCTAGTTCTGTGACGCTTGGTGGGACTTCTGCCGCTACGGTTGCAACCACGGATAACGGAGACTCTCTAGCTGTTGGCGTCTACTCAAGGGTATCGCCAGCGATTGGGTCGTTGGCCCTCGCATACAGTTCTGGCGCAACGTATGGTCAGGCAACACTTGAGTATTACGATAGCATTGATTCCGTGCGAGGAAGTGCAACAGCGGGCGGCAACTACGCCACATCGTTTTCACTTGGTGTGACATCTGTTGCTGCTGATTTATGCTCAGATTTCATTGTCATCCAAGAAAACGCCACCGCAACGGCGGGTGGATCGCAGACGCTAATCTTGTCCAGCACGTTCGCTGTCACGCCAAAGATGTACGCGGCGTCTCGGCAAACCGCGTCTGGTACAACCACCACATTTAGCTGGACGACAAATGGCGCAGGACAGCGACAGGCGCACATTGCGGTCGCGTTGATCCCTGCAGCGACCCCAATTCGACGAAGTGAGGCACGCATAGTATCTGTACCCGGCGCGGGAGCAAACACATTGTTTACGATTTCACAAACTCCTGTTGGAAACCTTATAGTAGGAAGTCAATAATATGTCTACATCACCACACAGCGGAAACGATTCGGCATCTAATTGATATGTATATATACGAGCTTTTCATGAGGACTACTAGTGCCAAATAATATTCTAATAACACCTGGAAGTGCGTCCATACAATTTAGTGGTTCCTTAGAAAATACTATCCGATTGCAAGTAAATCCTTCTGGAAATGTTGGATTCATTAGTGAATCTGTGTCATTACTTGATATTAACCGTCAAGGAATAATAATTACGGGTTCACTACGCATGAATTCTGGGGGTATTACGGGATCATTGTTTGGAACGAGTAGTGTTGCAACAACATCAAGTTTTGCAACAACATCATCTGCTGCAACGTCTATTACCTTTACTCCATCAACTGCATCATTTGCCACCACCGCAGCAACTGCATCATCATTCACAGGATATATTAATTTCCCGAATGGATTAGATGTTTCAGGATCACTTAATATATTGTCAGGCAGTATAAATGTAACGAATGGGGGTATAACAGGATCATTAACCTCCGGTTCTGTAACAAATATATCTCAATTAAGTATGTTAGTGTCTGGAACTATTACTGCAAGCGGCACGACTTCGGTAACATTAAATTTAAATACGGCAAATTATTTTTCTGTATCGGCGTCAGGAGCAGGAACCGTAACATGGGCAGTAACTAATCTACCTGTCACCGACCGTGCACAAACCTTTGTTATTGAATATACCAACGGTGGTATTAAAACAAATAATTGGTTTACCAATACTCGGTGGCCCGCAGGTATTGCCCCATCACTAACATCAGCATCGGCAAATCCCGATATGCTTAGTTTTACCACCGACGATGCGGGTTCAAATTTGAGAGGGCTATTATTACAACGGGGTAGTGCCTAAGATGTCAACATTTCCAGCATTTTACTTAAAAGCATACGAACCAACAAGCGAATCCTTATTTACAACCGTGGGGACATCCTCCTTTACCGTACCGAATGATGTCTACACCATTTCTGCGGTGTGTATTGGTGGCGGCGGTGGTGGTGGTGGAGCACTAAATACTAACGGTGGGGCTGGTGGTGGTGGTGGAGCATTATCATATAACACATTTGCCGTAGTACCAAATACAATACTACAAGTAGTAGTAGGACAATCGGGGTCCGGTGGTGTGGCGGGAAACAACGCTGGCGGCACGGGGGGAGCATCGTGGGTCACCGGAAGTAACATTGTGTATGTTCGTGCAAATGGCGGCGGTGGTGGTGCGGGCGGCAATGCAACAACGGCAGGAATTGCTGGTGTACGTATATCTGGGTCTGGTGGAAATGGGGGGGCAGGAGGGACCAGTACGGGTACCGTTGCTGGCGGTGGCGGTGGCGCAGGAGGATATTCGGGAACTGGTGGAAACGGTGCTGCCGGTGCCGGTGCGGTTGGTACTGGTGGTGGTGGCGGGGGAGGAGGTGCATCTAATGCCGCCGGTGGTGCTGGTGGTGGTGGTGTAAATTTGTATGGGTCTGGTTCTAGTGGTGCGGCAGGAGCTACTACACCAACTGGTGGGGGCATAGGAAGTCCATCGGGTCCAGCAACGGCAGGTACAGCCCCTGCTGCTAACAATGGTGGGGCGGGTGGCACACCGGGTGGTGGTGGTGGTGGTGGAAACGATTCTGGCGTGAACCAATCTGGTGGGGCCGGGGGTCGTGGGGAATGTAGATTAATTTTTGGAGTGGGGCGAGCATATCCTCTCCAAGTAAATGCAACAGGGTCATTAAATCATGGGTAATATATGAAATTTAGACATAATGATACAGGACAGATTTTTAACAGTGACGGAGAATTACGATTAGCGTATTCCAATATTTCGTTTCCCGTCAACCTAGACCAAAATGCATTAGAATTTGCAAATGTTAGTATTGTGATAGAGGTACCACCGCCAAATATAACCGAATTGCAACGAGTTGATTATAACGGAGTACAATTAATCAATGGCAATTGGAGTGATGTGTGGTCCATTCATCCTAAATATGATGATCTTACTGAGCAAGCAGCATGGGAAGTGGAATGCGTGGAAGGCCAATGGAGTACTATTCGTGGAGAGCGCGATAGATTATTACTGCAATCTGATTGGACGCAATTAGTAGATTGCACACTATCCACCGAACAAAAAACATTGTGGGTAACCTATCGCCAAGATTTACGGGATGTACCGCAAACGCAAACCAATCCGTTGAATATTATTTGGCCGACGTTGCCATAACTTTACTCGACGGTAAACCAGTATGGTAAACTAGTTATGTACAGGACATACTTATAAAGAATATAATTTATGGGATTAAAAGAATATATTAGATTAGGGGCAAATCTTTCACGGGGATCAATTACTACCCAAACCGATGCAATTGGATCGGGCTCGGTAGAACTGGGTTCTGCGTATGCCTTACTTAGTATTCAAACTACTACCGCGTGTCGGTTAAGATTATACGATAATAGTCAAAGTTTAGATAATGTGGCGGAAAAAAATAGAATATTTGGTAATACAAACATTTCCGCCTCGACGGCATTAATCGGTGATTTCACGATGAGTGCAGGAATATATACCATTGATCCTATCGTATACGGTGTAGTTGATCCTGCAAATACAAAATTAACGTATTATCGGGTAGACAATACTGCATCAGCACAATATCCCGCATTGACGTTTACCAGATATTTATTAGAAGATGCAACGATAAGTACGAGTAATAGAGTATCATTGCCTAATATTACTGGAAGTTTAAGTGTCGGACAAATAATTAGTGGATCAATTGCAAATGTTCAAATTCCAAAGACCTACTTATTAGTAAGTGCGTCATTAAATGCAACGACAACTGCGGCACGTGTAAGATTATATAGTATTCCTACCTCTATTAATGATGCTACAGAAAAAAATAGAGGATTTGTAACCGAATCGCAAATGAGCACGTTAATAGTCGATGCAATCATTACTGGTAGTGAAACAACCTATTTTATTCCAAAAATTATTGGGGCAAACCTATCGGACATGGGAACGTCGTTGAATGTACTAACCATACCGGAAGGAACAAGTGAAATATATTATATTTTTCAAAGTATGGCAACAACAGGCGGAGCACAGAATATGACGGCATCATTACATGTCCTTTCGGTGGAAAATTAAATGTTATCTGTATATCCCTTTGGATCAGGTTCATTATATACCGCATCCTATGCAGTTAGTGCGTCACATGCAATTTCGGCAAGTTTCATTAAATCCGTATACTCTGCATCTACTGCCGGAATTGTATTATTTCCACAATCCGGCTCTCGCGGAAAAAGTGTATGTACAATAACATATGCACAATATCTGTCATTACAAGCCGGGTCTGGGTCGGGCTATGTTGAAATCTGCAATTTTTAATTAGAGTATTCATATGACGATTCGTTTCTTTCCGTTGGGTATACCTTTTAGTAGTTCTTATGCAGCGAATGCAGGATACGCAACTACATTGGCGGGACCAACACCCGCCTCCGCATCAGTTGCAGAGTTTTCAATTACATTTGTAGGTCCAACTGGGCCACCGGCAAAAACCGTAAACGTTTCTGGGTTTGGGTACGTATGAGTACATTTTTTCCATTTGGCATTCCATCAACAAGTTCCTATGCGGTCACGGCAAGTCGTGTTCGTGATATAGATAATCCGGGGCTAGTTCCCGCATATGCGTTGACTGCTTCGTATGGCCAGGCGGGGACAACGGGAATTGCGTCTGCCTCATGTCCAAGTGGATATCTAGAAGTAAATTATACCTTAATTGCGGCAAAACCACGCAATTATTTTTTGTGTCATTTACCTGCGGCAACGCCGACGGCAACACCAACCGCTACACCAACCGCTACACCAACCGCTACACCGACACAAACACCAACAGCAACTAAGACGGCAACACCAACCGCAACGCCCACGGTAACAAGAACAGCAACACCAACAGCAACGCCTCTAGCAGCAACACCAACGGCGACGCCGACGGGAACACCAACGCGAACACCAACTGCTACACCTGGTGGCCCGACACCAACATTTACGGGAACACCAACACAAACACCCACTGCAACTAAAACAGCGACACCAACCGGAACACCAACAGCAACACCTCTACCTGGAGCCGCAACAGCAACGGCAACGGCAACGCCTCTAGCGGCAACACCAACAGCAACGCCTCTAGCAGCAACACCAACGGCAACGCCGACGGGAACACCTGCAAATCCAACACCAACGGCAACACCAACACCAACGGGAACGCCAACGGGAACGCCTCTAAATCCAACACCAACGGCAACACCAACAGGAACGCCTCTAAATCCAACACCAACGGCAACACCAACAGGAACGCCTCTAGACCCAACGCCAACGGCAACACTAACAGGAACACCAACGGCAACACCAACAATACCACTTATTACGTTATGCTGTGTAGTATCTGGTACCGGCGCGCCGCCCGGCGATCTTGCTGTATGTGAGACGGTGATTGCATACCAAGGAGAATCATGTGAAACATATGGTTACTCGGGTGCATGTCCACACGACTGTTAATATCGTAGAATACAATATCTGAACCAACACATAAAGGGTTATATGAATGAAAAATAAAATTTTTATACAAATTGCATCATACCGAGATCCGGAATTATTACCTACAATTCGTGATTGTATTGCAAAAGCAAAATATCCAGATAGGTTAAGATTTGGAATTGCTTGGCAACATTCGGAAGAAGATCTATGGGATACGTTAGCTGAATTTAAATCTGACGACCGGTTTAAAATATTAAACATTCCATTTAAAGAATCTAAAGGTGCGTGTTGGGCACGAAACAAAATACAACAATTATATAGTGGTGAACAGTATACATTGCAGTTAGACTCACATCATAGATTCGTGCAAAATTGGGATCTAGAATGTATTACTATGATTAAGCAACTTCAAAAAATGGGGCATTCTAAACCTCTACTAACGAGTTATATTCCGTCGTTTAATCCGACAAACGACCCAGCGGAACGCGTACAGATTCCGTGGCAAATGAATTTTGATAGATTTATTCCAGAAGGCGCGGTATTTTTTCTACCGGGAGGAATTGATGGCTATCAAACATTAAAGTGCCCAATACCTGCAAGATTTTATTCTGCGCACTTTGCATTTACATTGGGGATATTTGCAGAAGAAGTCAAACATGATCCTGAATATTATTTTCATGGAGAAGAAATCTCTATAGCAGCTCGTGCATATACGCATGGGTATGACTTATTTCATCCGCATAAAATAATTGCTTGGCACGAATATACCAGAAATGGAAGAACCAAGCAATGGGACGACGACGCAAAGTGGGGAGAACGAAACAAAATTTCACATTTACGAAATAGAACATTATTTGGAATGGATAATGAAATTCAAAATATAGATTTTGGAATTTATGGATTTGGGTCGGTTAGGACGTTAGATGAATATGAAAGATATGCGGGAATATCATTTAAACGTCGCGCAGTGCAGCAGTACACGGTTGATAATAAATTACCACCCAACCCACAATATACGTCAAACGAAGAATATGAAAAATCTTGGCTTTATATTTTCAAACATTGCATTGATATAGGATTTAACGAAGTTCCAGAAACCGATTATGATACATGGGTTATTGCATTTGAAGATGAACAGGGAAATGAATTGTATAGGAAAGATGTTGACAAGGAAGAAATACAGAAATTGCAAAAAAATAGTGAAGACTATATTAAAATCTGGAGAGAATTTAATGCGAGTAAAACACCATATAAATATATTTTCTGGCCGCATTCTGAATCGAAGGGATGGATTAACCGCGCTGAGAGGATATTACCAAAATGATATTTGATTCAAATAATAAAATATTTGTAAATATAGCAAGTTATAGAGATCCTCTTTTGCCATATACAATAGAGTCTGTTGTAAAAAATGCAAAATATCCAGAAAATATAACATTAGGTATTTGCTGGCAACGCGGCGACGAAGAAATTGAACAACTACCGTCGCTTGGTACAACTTTAAAAGTTATTAAAGTTCCCGCAAAAGAATCTAAAGGCGCATGTTGGGCGCGTAGCTTAGCATTTGAATTGCACACAGACGAAAACTTTTTTTGGTTAATTGATTCTCACATGTCTGTAATTAAAAATTGGGATGAAATTTTAATAGAACAATTTTATCAAACGAAAGATAGTAAAGCATTATTATCTTGTGCGGCATCTCAGTGGAATCCACCGGATGGTAACAATGAATGGGCTGGAGATTCTTCCAAACGAGCAGCTCCTAGAGCAACGGATTTTTATGGAAGTTTATTGTTGCAAATGTTTGATATTAGAGATAATATAGAACAACCTGAATTAAATAGTTTTTTAACTGCATGTAATTTATTTGGTCCTAGTAGATGGATACAAGATGTTCCTTATGATCCAGATATGTTTTTTTTAGGTGAAGAAATTACTTTAGCGGTACGATCTTTCACACATGGATATAATCATTATGCTACAAGACAAACTATGGCATATCATAAACATGACCGAGGATACAGAAAAGTTTATTCAGATGACAATTACAGAGAAATGGGTCATTTACAAAATATAAGTATTAAACGAGTGGAAAGTCTTTTGATGCAAACAAATGAAATTCCAATGGGAATTTATGGAATTGGAAGTGAGCGAACGATTGAACAATATGAAAAATATGCGGGAATAAATTTTAAAACCAAAGAGGTATCTGAACGAGCAAGAACAGGAAGACCAGATATTTCATATTTATGACAGTTAAATTATGTGCAGCAATCGTAGAAACACGTTTTTTCGAAGATATGTCAATTACGTTTCAAAACCATATACCATACCTACCGGAAAATACTGAATATTTTATATTTACTGATGATAAATATGTTAAAAATTATTCTTCTTTATTACCGAATGTGAATGTATTACCTGTAACTTTAGCAGATAGTACTGTACACGGATATAATATGTTATTAACACACGAAGGACAATTTTTTTGGGAACACTTTACTAGCTACGATAAAATTTTAATATTCCAAAGAGACACCGGCCTCTTGCGAAAAGGCATTGAAGAATTTTATGAATATGATTTTATAGGTGCGCCTTTACCCGTAAATAATCCAGTATATTACCCATTTTGTTGCAACGGCGGTCTTTCCCTCCGAACCCCACATATAATGTTGGAAGTATTAAAAAATCATAGGTGGATGTATGATAAGGGAGAGGATGTATTTTTTTGTGAAGTTATGAAAAATTTTGGCATTGGAAAATTGGCTCCAAGAGAAGTTGCTAAAAAATTTAGCGTTGAAACAATTTTTGAACTCGGAACATTTGGGTATCATAAAGCTTGGGAATATTGCTCAAAGGAACAATTTCAAAAAATTAAAACCCAGTATAACATCTTATGAACAAATTTTTAAATTTAATTATAATATCAAAAAACAGAGACTTGCAAGCAAGCGCTTTGATGGAAACGTTTTTTTATTTCAATCAATCAAACTCGCCTGTGAGAATAACAATTTTATATGATGATGAAGAACATGAAAATTGGGTTCATCGTGATGTAACATTTAAATTTAGAAGTGATTTTTCATATATCAATTTTGTTAAAGTTTCAAATATAGATATTAATATTGAAGACTATTTTGTTAATGACCAATATAATTTAGTCTTGCCAGATAACGCCATTTTTACAACAAACTTTGATTTAAAATATTTATATGAAGTTCATGATGATGGTGTATTAGATCTATTTAAAGGATTAAATCGTCAGAAAAAAAGTTGTAATATAGAAGAAGTAGAAGAAAGATTTTTTAGTCAAGTTCATATGTGGACTAGAGACTTACACACGCATCTATTTAAAATACCAAACGGGACACATTGTTTTGAATCAGTGTCAGACAGTGGATACTTTAAATATTATGGTAAAATATTCATTCCAAGCGCGTCGTCGGCAGATATACTAGATAGAACGCACTATTTTTATCCAGTTTCACCGTGCTTTATAAATGCAATAAATACTGTCGCACGCATAGATTATTACGATGTAGAGCCATTGATTGAATATAACCCATATGCATTAGCTATCAGATATTTATGTGGGGAACACATTGATATAGATGATTTAAAAGATTTTTCTCCAAATAGTTTAATATATCAATACAAGTACAAGTTTAAAACAAAATTTAAAGTTCAAACATTCACTGATATAGTATCAAATGGATTTTATTTAAATTTAGAACACAGAGAAGATAGAAATGAAAATATTAAGCGTGAGATTGAAAATCTTCCAATTTCTATTTCAAGAATAAATGCACACGCTCCTGAAGATTCTGTTGTAGAACAACTGATCAATGAAAGTAATATTATTTTTACTGAAATAGACCTTAAAGTTGCTAAATCTAGGTTTGGATGTACCATGTCTCATCTAGAAGCTATTAAAAGAGCAAAAGATAATAATTGGGATAGTGTGTTGGTGCTGGAAGACGATTGCAAGTTTATTGATAGTAGATTGTTATCAATATTGGATAGAGCCGCATCGGAGCTATCATATCTTCCAAAATGGGATATGTTATTTTTAGGGACAAATGCAATGGCGCCTATTATACAATGTAGCCCACATTTAGGAATATTAACCGGTGCATTTTGTGCACACGCGTACATTGTTTCGAAACATTTTTATGATACAATTTTAAATTTTGATTGGAAACAATATTTAATACTTGATCAATATTACCTAGATCTTCAGATACGGAGTTCACACAATATATACACCGTATTACCACTGGTAGCTACTCAACGACCTTCTTACTCAAATATAACACAGCAACATGAAAATTATGAAGATGTGTTAATCAATTCCTATAAAAACTGGATAAACGTAATATGAAATATGAAATATCTGAACAAATAGCTGAAGTTAAAAATTATTGCAATGAAAGTTCTGCTTTTTTTAAAACTTTCAAGGATGACGTTATCAGTAAGTTTATACAAGGAGGAGTTCCTTGGGAAATTCATAACCACCGAACGTTTTTGAAATACATTAATAAAGATTCTATTGTATTAGAAGGGGGTGCTCATATAGGAACACATACAATATTTTTTTCAAAATTAGTAAATCATGTATATTGTTTTGAACCATTAAAACAATCAGCGCAATTACTACAAGAAAATTTACAGATTAATAACTGTGATAATGTAACAGTATACAATTGTGGTCTAAGTGATAAAAAATTATTTGATTCGTTTGGATTTATTCCATCGCACAATATTGGTGGGGCCGGAATGATAAATAATCCACTAGGAATACCCCTACATTTTGGAGGAACTGATCTATCGGAAGATGAACGAGTTCCGATAGAACTTGTTTCTATTGATGAAATGTTTAATTTTGATAAATTGGATTTTATTAAGCTGGACGTTGAAGGATATGAACAAAATGTTATACTCGGTGCATATAATACAATTAAAAAATGTAAACCTGTGATTATGTTAGAAAATTGGGATGATCATTTTGGAAACGTTGATATAGATTCTACTTCAAATAAATTTTCTATGTTACTTGACTTGGGATATGCAATTACACAAGTAAGTCATTGTGATTTTTTGTTTGTTCCAACAACCAATATACAATTGGAGTTATTATGATAACCATGAACATTCTTGGGCGTAAAGGAAAATTAGGAAACCAAATGTTTCAATATGCCATGTTGGTAGGAATTAACGATAAATCTGGGTACTCGGTTATAATAGATGAGGACATTGATAGTAAGTCACATAATAATTTCTCCATAAGAAATATATTTGATATCAAAGTACCTCATTTTTACAATGAAGCGGGAATACATACTAATAAAAAATATGTTGAAGAGCAATTTAATTTTGACAGATTCTTTCCTAAAAAAGTTACAGATAATATGGATTTCGATGGGCATTTCCAAACAGAAAAATATTTTTCCCATTGCTCAGATCTTATTAGAAAAGAATTTACCTTTAAAAAAGATATAATTGAAAAAGCAACTACTATCCTATCACTTTTCAATAAAGATCAGCCGATAGTATCAATACATGTACGTAGAGGAGATTATGTAGATTTACCAAATCACCACCCATTATGCTCACCTAAATATTATGCATCTGCTATAGAATATTTTAATAATCTAAACCCTCAGTTTATTGTTACTTCTGATGATATTGAATGGTGTAAGACAAATTTACATATCCCAAATGCTTACTATACTTCGAATGAACAAGGCGTTGATATGTGTTTGATGAGTATGTCTGATCACAATATCATAGCCAATAGTACGTTTGGTTGGTGGGGTGCATGGCTAAACAATAATCCAGATAAAATAGTAATTGCCCCGAAAATATGGTTTGGGCCGGCATATGCACACTTTGATACAAACGATCTTTATTGCGAAAATTGGGTACAATTATGAAAACAAGTATAAGTGATTATGATGAATATAAAAATTTCTGTCAACTTGCCGCGTCTGATGACCTTGTATTTTCTACGTTTAGACAGCACGCCCCGTATACCGCTATATTAGAACATGTTTCTTATGAACTAGGGCAGAGGTATGCAGATTGGATCGGAAGTGCAGCTAATTTTACTGAAAAGCGTTTGGAAACTGCCAAATTAAATGATGTTCACGGTGGAGCCACAATAGTTAAATATAACAGTACATTTAATGACATTTGTCCAAGCACATTGCGGTATTTAAAAGTTGCTTTAGAATTGGAACAATTATTTGGTTCTTTAGACAATTTTAAAATTGTAGAAATTGGTGTAGGATATGGAGGCCAATGCAATTTGATCAGTAACTTATGGAACATAAATTCATACACACTAATTGATTTACAAGAACCTTTAAATTTGTCTAAAAAATTTTTAGAGAATGATGAAAAGAAATATTGGGCAACTTTAGATACATTAAATATCACTGACTACGATTTAGTTATAAGTAATTATGCTTTCTCTGAATGTAGTAGGAATATTCAATTAAGTTATGTTGATGTTGTCTTGAATCGGTCACGACATGGATATATAACATATAATAATATAAGCCATTTATTTAATGTAGATTCTTTAAGCAGAGAAGAATTTAAAAATGTAATAACATGCACAGAAATCCCAGAAATACCTGTTTCCGGCGATAATAGTATTTTTTATTGGTAATAAATTAACAACACTAACACAGAGAATTTTATGAACAAAGAAGTTACATTAGAAGTACCATTAGCACTACAACAATTGATTCAAACCAACAATCAATTACTACGGAAATATCAGAGTGAATTATTACAGCAGATCCAAGAATCCAATGCACAAATGATGCAGATTCTTCGACTGAGTGGAGAAGCAGGGTGGAAATTGGACATGGAACGTATGGTCTACGTTCGACCAAAAACTGAAGACGAAGAAGACGCCGTTGTCAATACGTCGGAGACTACAGAAGCATAATGCATTCGTCATTAGACGAAGTATTGTTTACATGGGGTAAATATACGGGGCAGACATTGGGAAATGTACTGCGAACTGCCCCAACCTATTTACAATGGATTGTCTCCACGCCAGGATTGCCCACGGTTTGGGTGGAGGCATCGGCCCGAGCACTAAATGGTGGTGATGTAAGTGATCTATCATTGCCCCGTGCAAAAACTGCATACAAACCTCAAACACAAGAAACACAAATAGGACCAATTACCATCGACTTAAAAGATGCAAAAACGGCCTATGTTGTTATGCCCTATAACAAAACCTTGATGGAACAATTCAAGTATGAGATTGATGGCCGAAAATGGAATGGGGATGACAAAAGATGGGAATTTCCATCGGTACAATTACCCAAGATGGTGAAGACATTTCCATCGGCAACACTATCTAGTACTGCCGAAAAACTGTTGACGAAACTGCAAGCTCGACGGGAAGAGTTAGATGAAATTCGTGAACAAGAAGATACAGATTTTCAAATACCAGGATTAAAATTAAACCTGTATGGCTACCAAAAAGTTGGCGTACAATTTATAGATAGAGCAGGTGGAAGGTGTCTAATTGCAGACGCTCCTGGTCTTGGGAAGACCGTACAGGCCATTGCTTATGCCCAACTACACAACTTGAAGGCCCTTATTGTATGTCCCCTTAGCGTGGTCGTGAACTGGCAACGCGAGGTCAAAAAGTTCACGGGGAAACCCGCAACCATCTGGGATAGTAAAACCTATGATGGACATCTTGATCATCAGTTCCACATAACGCATTACGATGCCGTTGCGAAGAACAATCATTGGTTGCGTAACCAAAACTTTGATTTGTTGGTCTGCGATGAAGCAACCTATTTGAAGAATCGTCAAACGATTCGGGCAAAAAGTGTATTGGGGTCATATAAAGAACGACGAAAGTTTCCGGGCATTAAAACGAAATATACCATATTTCTCACGGGAACGCCTGTCATGTCCCGTCCGATTGAAGCGTTCTCCTTATTGAACTTCTTAGACAAAGAACGATTTAATAACTTCATGCACTTCACGCAACGATATGGTGGCTGGAAAGGTGCGGCACCAATGAATCTGCAAGATTTACATGATCGCACGAAAGATTTGGTAATTCGACGAAAAAAGGACCAAGTATTGAAAGAATTGCCCAATAAGCAACGCAATGATTTATATGTCGAACTGACCAAAGATGAAAAGGGTGAGTATAACAAACTGTTGAAAGAAATGTTTGGGAAGTGGAAAATGGATGGTAGACCTTCTATCCAACACATGCCGAAGTTGCAGGGATTCTTAATTGAAAAGAAATTACCACGATTAATTGAAATGATTGATGAATTTATTGACAACGATAGGTCTATACTCATTTTCAGTTGTTATATTAAACCCCTACAAGCATTGGCGCAACACTATGGTAATAAGGCGGCATTATTAACGGGTGAGATGAATAGAACCGTCCGACAAACATCCATTGATAGATTGATTGCTCAAGAAGCAAAGGTCGGATTGTTTAGTTTGCGAGCAGCAGGTATGGGTATTGATGGATTGCAAAAAGTCATTGATACGGTCGTTTTTATCGACATGGGTTGGTTACCCGCGGAACACGAACAAGCAGAAGATCGTACGCACCGAATCGGCCAAAAAGGACAAGTTCAAGTGTATTATATGATGTGCGAAGGCACCATTGACGAAAATATGCGAGATACCTTGAAAGAAAAGCAAGAGATTGCTGATATGATTGTCGATGGCGCATTAGTCACCCCAGACCGTAGTAAATCTATGTTTAAAGAATTTGTAAAACAAATTAATATTGAATATCGACAACAGTTTGAGACAGAAACCTTAGACTAATGATATTTATATGAAGTACGAGAACCACCAATACATAAAGAGGCTATACAATGGCAGACCAACCAGTTACAGAAACAGTTGACATATTTCCCACGGAAACTATAGAGTTACCGTCTCGCGGAGTATTCTATCCAGAAGATAGTCCACTCCGCAGTGGACAAATTGAATTACGTTATATGACGGCAAAGCACGAAGATATTCTAACTTCACAGAACTTAATTCAAAAGGGTGTTGTATTAGATAGATTGATTGACGCTTTAATTGCCACAAAGGGGGTGAAAGCGGCAGACTTGTTCTTAGGTGACTTAAATGCAGTAATGGTTGCCGCAAGAATTTTGGGGTATGGGAAAGATTATGATGTGTCATTAGAATGCCCTTCGTGTGGGTCTACCGTGGAACAAATAATAAACTTATCAGATCTTGAAACAGAAAACGCACCAGAATCTTCAGAAGCAAGTGAATTTACGTTAGTCCTTCCATTGTCTAAAGCAGAAATTACGTTGAAGTTGTTGACACGGGGTGATGAATTAGCAATTGATAAAGAATTAAAGGCATTGAAAAAAATCAGTTCTGATGTTGAATCGGAAAGTACTTCAAGATTAAAAGCAATGATTAAATCAGTAAATGGTGATACATCTAAAGGAAAGATTTGGGCATTTGTAGATAGTTTATTAGTTAAAGATGCACGATTTCTTCGTGAGCAGTATCGTACTAAAGTACCTGATATTAATTTCAATGTCTCCGTGGATTGTAGTTGTGGTGCCGCACAGAAAGTGAGGTTGCCAATTGGCGTTAACTTTTTTTGGCCTGACGCCTGAATATAAGGTCGATCTATTAAGAAATATCATGATTGTTGCACATTATTCAAAAGGTGCGTTTAGTGTAATGGACTTATACCAAATGCCGGTTTATCTTCGTAATTTCTATATGAAAGAATTTGGAAAGCTGAAAGAAGAAGAAAATAAACAAATGGAAAAGGCAAGCAAACGATGATACTACTACGAAATTTATTACAAGAAAATGATAGAGCATATAAAGGAATGTCTGTGTCTGGGAGTCCGTTGATTACCTTGGTGGGTGATCGACGGGCCTTCAAAGGTATGGGTGTTTCTGGGACTCCGTTGTATACCGTGGTGGGGAATAAACTGTATGCAGGGATGTCTGTATCTGGTGCACCATTGGCAACATTGGTTGGCGATCTTATTTTCAAAGGAATGTCAGTATCGGGCGCGCCAATGGCACGATTGGAACGGAATAGATCGTACAAAGGAATGGCAGTTTCGGGATCACCAATTGTTACAGTTCCTAGTGGAAACATCACAACGTTGTTTATTGCAACGTATCACGCTTTGGTCGAGTAATTAAATGGCAGGATTTGATGATAGTGCACAGTATATTGAGGCACAGAAATTAAAAGCAGAGCTTACTGCTGCTATGAACAGCGCAAGAAGTATGGCGAGTGCTATGCAGGGTGTTACTAGTGCGTTATCACAACATCAGACGGGTATACTAAAAGATGTAGCATCATTGATACAACGTCAAGCTCAATTTAATCAACAACGTCGATTAAAACAACAAGAAATGCAAATGACGGAACTTGAAATTTCTGCTGCAAAAAAACGTTTGCAAATTTCAAGACAAAGTACTCAGCAAATGGAAGATGCACTTGATGCTGCAGTGGCTGCTGGAGAAAGTGAAGAAAGACTGTCGGCATTACGGGAAAGGTTTTATGCTGCTAAAGTCAAAGATGAATTAGCTGATCAAAATATCACAATTCGTTTGGCACAGGTTAAAAAAGATCAAGTCACACAACTAAAAAAACTGCCATATGCACAAATTGCAACGGCAGCTGCCGATTTAACAACGGCAATGAAAAATATTACACAACAGATTAATAAAACACAAGAACAGTTTGGTATTGCTGCAGGACAAGCTGCAAATCTCAAAGTAGACAATATCGTATCAAGTTTTAACAGTTATGTAGAATCGGCAAAATCTTTATTCAGCGGAAAACCAGAGTTCGGCGTTTCTGCCGAAATGATCGAAGGTGCGCAAGCCGCGTATCAAAATGAATTTGGTGGTATATTAACGACTGGCGCTGCCAAAGATTTGGCAATGCAAGCACGTACAATGGGTGTTACTGCGGAACAATTAACAAAAGCTCGTCGTGTATTCACGGCGCAGTCGTTAGGTAACGTTGCAGAAGCAAAAAAATCACAAGATAAATTTATTGCGGAATTTGCCAAGAAAGGATTGACATCAAAAGATGCAATGCAGGCTATCTCGCAATATTCAGAATTATTAGCACGTAATGGTACACGATTTGCACAATCATTCACTCGTGCTGCTGCAGACGCAAAGAAAATTGGAGTTGATTTAAATAAAGTTAGTCAGTTCGGTGATAGTCTCATTAGTGATTTTGAGGGATTCTTAGAAGGTCAAGCTGGGCTTGGGGCAATGGGATTCAACCTTGACTCAAATAGATTGGCACAGATTTCCGAAACTGGTAGTGATGCAGATTTATTTAATGAACTACGGTCGCAATTGGCCAGTACTGGAAAGGATATCACTAAACTTCGTAGATCAGAACGACTTGAATTAGAATCGGCGTTTGGTATGAGTATCAGTGAAATGCAAAAATTGGCCGGTGAAACGCCTGACGGAGATACAAAAAGTCCAGAGGAATTGCAAGCAGATGCAAACGGATTATTAACTCGACTTGCTGTGGGCATGGATTTAATGACCAAATTATTAAGTGCCATTTCAACGGGTGTATTGGCGTTGATTGCATTTAATACTGGAGTAACTGCATTAGCAACAGGGGGTATAGCAGGAAGTATTGCTGCTGCATTACTTCCAATTGCTGCTGGTATTGCGACAATTGCCGCAGTGGTTGCGTTTTGGAAAATGGGTTCCAGTGAAATTGATAAAGGAAAAGAGTTATACAAATCTGGAGAAAAAGGGAAAGGCATCGCAGCTGGAGCACTAGGAGGGGGATTGATGGGAGGTGTCGCTGCAGCCGCTGGGTTGGCAATTGCAGGAGTTATTGCTGGCATGACCGGTGGCCTAGCAATACCTGTTATTGCCGGTCTGGCCCCAGCTATTATGGGCGGTTCTATGGCTGCAGGCGCAGGACTCGGAGGTTATAGTGCTACGAAAGGTGATGACGTAGTATCCCAAACTGGCTATGGTAAACGTTCCTTGGTAACACCATCGGGTGTGATTGCATTAAATAATAAAGATAATATCATTGCGTATGCAGATGATTTAGACGGTACGAAAAAACTACCATATGGGTCTATTGCAAAGAAAGCCGTTGAAAAATACGAACAAATTGATGTATTTAAAAAACAAGTAAATGATACCTTTGCTCAATTAATTTCACCGTCTGGTGGATTTGGTCAAATTTCAAAATTTCTTAACAAAGATTTGGGAGCTGCAGCCACTAATAAAGTGATGAGTGGAAAAGTTGGAGGGGCAATTGCTAAAGCCCAAGAACTGAAGGTAGGTGGCACTAGCGGATTACTTTCCATGGCGCAAAACAAGTTTGGTGATATCTTCGGTGGTAAGGCCGGTGGCGCAATGTCTAGTGTAAGTAATCTATTCACAGGTGGTGGTTCAACATCAAGTAATTTGATGAGTATGGCAACTAAGATTCCTGGCCTTGGTGGATTACTCGGAAAAGCTACGGGATTATTAGGTGGCGGTGGATTAAAAGGAGTGGCCGGAAGCTTACTTGGAAAAGTAGGATTGGGTAGTCTTGGCGGTAGTTTATTGGGCGGACCAATGGGATTGGCGGGTTCGTTGGCGGCACCATTACTCAAGAAAATTCCATTAGTTGGTGGTGCTCTTGCGTCAATTGCGGGTGGACCCGGTAAGTTGGTGGGTAGTGCATTGGGTAAGATCGGTGGATTATTTGGGAAGAAGAAGGCTCCCGCAGTTTCTGCAATGGGCGCAATGATGCCTGACATGGGAAATATGATGTCGATGCTTCCATTCCTCTCTGGAGCACAATCTGCAGCAGCACAAGGTACTACACAACCACAAGCACAAATTTCAGTAGACACTTCTGGTATAGAAAAGCAACTGAATAATTTCATCAATGCACTCCAAGGTATACAGATTCATATGGATGGAGCAAAGGTTGGAAAAGCATTAGTAAATAGTAATGACGCCGCATCATCACTCGGCGTGTTCCGTGAACAGTCCCGTTAAACTTTGTATGAGAAATACACATGGCATTTAAAAACTTAGAAAGTCGGTTTAACGAAAACGTCAATAAATTATATAGCGCCGGTACGTTGAAGTTTGAAAACGGAAAGCCAAGTAATGGAAGAAACGACGATCCATTGATAGTACGTAAACCCGGAAATGGATATTGGGGATTTGGAGAAAGCAGAAGTCTTCCTGTACGAAGTGCGCTAATCGACGTAAAACGACTAACTTTATTTACGTTAAGTAAAAGAGGATTATTATTTCTGGCAAAACAACAATTGTTACAAACGGGTAATACGTTCGAACATACCAGAATAATTAATCCTACATTTGCCATTGGGAATGCTGTTCCATTTTTACATATTAAACGAAATTTACGGCCACTTGCTATCGGTGGAACGGTTGGCAAAGTATTATCCACGCTGGGTATTAGAAAAGATGATAAGCCAAATTCACCTGCCGATTTACGAAAAATTGCACAACTCCAGCAAGAAACCTACGACAAATATACTGGTGGTGCTGGATTAGTTAAAAGTTTAATAAAAAAAATACCCGTTATTGGACAAACTATATCAGCAATATCTGCAAAACGAAGTGTTGGGGAAAATTTAAAATGGGATCGTAGTAGACCGGAACTCGGAAAAACTAATGCAGATTATTTCGTATATATATATGGAAATTTAACAGACGATAAAGCTACCGCAGTTGCCAAAAAATTCATCAAAAAACTCACTGGAATATCTTTAGTCACATCAACCAGCAACGTCTACGGCGTTAAGGACTCAAGTGGAAATTATATAACATATTTGGCTTATAGTAATAATAAAAAAACATGGGATATATCAAATACGACGGATTATAACACATATAGAGCTAATAAATTTACAAAATCTGTGCCGCCAAAAATATCCGATGCGGCGGAAAAATCTACACTAAAACTAGAAGAATACAAATCATCCGATCTACAAAAAATTGTAGATACGCAAGTAAAGAATTACGTAGCAACGTCTCAAAAATTGTCGGACGCAGAACGAACAATTCCCAGACCACAAGTGGGTACGGGTAAATTACCCGTTTCTGCAACCGGTAAAGCATTTGTTAGATATTTTTCCGCAGGAAATGTTGGACTTAGTACGGTAAACGAACAGGGTATACTGGATGGGAAGACTACTAACATGCAAGAAAAAGTGGCAGGATATAGAACTAATACTGCGTTTTCCACAAGTAAAACCACGAAAAAAATATCGTATATACAAGACGTTGCAAATCTACCAACAAAATCACCAACAGATAAAAACTCTAAACCTGCTTACAGGGCAATCAACAGTAACTTTGATGATCCAATTGTAGTATCCTTTGCAATGGGCACTGATAGCCCAGTTCGGTTTCGGGCATTCATTAAAGATTTAAATCAAACAGCAACACCCGAATATAAATCATACCAATACATTGGTCGTATGGAAAAATTTGTTAATTATGTTGGGGTGCAACGAGACATATCATTTAAACTGGGTGTAATTGCGTTTTCTAAAGACGAGTTAGATGGGTGCTGGGCACGTATTAATTATTTAACAGGATTGGTATTTCCATACGGATTCAATCGTGGAATTTTCCAACCGAACATTGTGCGATTAACCATCGGAGATGTATATACAGAACAACCTGGATATGTTACTTCGCTGAACACCAATTTTAATGAGTTGGGGGAGTCATGGGAAATTGATGGCGGCCGCCAAGTTCCAATTGCTGCACAGATGGATATTAAATTTACCATAATTGAAAAAACGTCCAAGGTTGCCGATTCACCGTTTTATGGTATCACCGAAACAATATTTGAAGTTCCCTATCTTTCTAACGAAAAGGCTCCTGCAATAATTGCGGGCACGCAAGTGGTGGAAAATAGAAAACCACCAGTAATATCCAGTGCAAATATTAAATTACCAACCTCGGGTCGATAACTTATGCCACGCTATCAAAATAATATAATCGTAAAAAAAACAGATGAGGGCGCACGATATTATACGTCTGCAATTCCCACCGACCCTCTAGAAGAACAGATCGAATATAATTATAAGGCACGTATGGGTGATAGGTGGGATACCATTGCTTACAAATATTTAGGATCGGCAACATTGTGGTATGTTGTCGCAAATGCGAATAATGGACTGAACGGCTCTATATTTATTAAGCCGGGAACAATTATCACGATACCTCAAAACTATTAAAATACTATGGCACATGATCAAGGGTCTTTTGACTACAAAGTAATAAATGAAAATATAAGTAAATTGTTGGATGCACGATCTGAACTGGATAATACGATTCAAGTTTCCATGCCGTTCATCAGAGCCACCACTACACTTCAATTACCCCAACTCGGCGCTGGTAATATTGGGTTTACTTTGGGGCTACATGCTATAGATGAAGATGTACGATATGAAGATATGTACGCATCAGTAGACGGTGAAATGCCATTAATTGGATATACGTATACAGCAGACGGAAAACCTAAACGAGTATACGCAACCGATCCAAACGATCAAATAATATCAGATGTATTTGACACGCAAGGTCTATTATATAAAACAACGAACTTTGTTAGAATTCCACCGCCGGGTATTACTAAAGCTACTGTTAGTAGAGCTAAGAACGGTGTGTTAGCAATGGCTACATTGGAAATTTCCGTCCCGTCACTTGTGCAACTGGAAAATCTACACCGAACATTTTTAGTTCCTGGTGTTGGTATGATTTTAGAATGGGGACAACAATTTGCCGCAGAGTTACAGCCAAGTTTAGGAGAATTACCGGACATATCTACAAATTTATTTCCGTGGCATGATCGTGCTAAACTTATGGAAATCTTAAATAAATTGGCAACTAGTCAATTAGGACTAAAAGAAATTTTAGATGATTATGCGTATGCATCACAAGGTCAATATATGTGGATGTTTGGTCGTGTGGCAAATTTTAGTACTAAATCCAATTCCGATGGATCATTTAATTGCACGGTAAAAATTGTAGGCCCGTCAGAAGATTCATTTGCATATTCCACACAAAACACAATAATTCCGTCAAAAGACTCCAGCACAGCGTATTTTTGTGCAGGCGATATCAATAGTGTTTCGTCATACTTCACAGAAACCGTTCCCGGCGTCAATTTCAAAACGTTGTTGGATGACACGTTAAAGGGTGGTCCTTGGCAACAACACGTACAAATTCTGGTAGGTGGAAATAAGAAAGCGGGAGAACCTACGGCAACAGAACAAAGCCCAGTTATAAGTCAAAATAGTTTTGCGGACGCAGAAGATGCATATTTCATAACATGGAGATTTTTTGTTAATGTAGTATTGAATAGTTCCAATAAAAATTACCCAGGACTGAAATATCTTTTTAGTACGATCATGAGCGATAAAGAACTGGAAAAAGTAGGATTACTACTGCCGTATGCAACTGGCGATGATCGAAAAAATACAACCGTAGACAAATTACAGTATATAAACGATCCAATGGAATCATATGTTGGTATGAATAAGTTTTTACGATCTATTGATCCGTCTACGTTAATTATTGTTAATGACAAGGCAGCACAATTAGCACAGGCAAACCCACAGTATAATATACCAACTTCGGAAGTAAAATTTTTTGAGCCAACTACAGAAACAAAAAAGTTTTATGAACGTGGATTGTTTGAAGAGTCTACTAAAGCAGACGAAATAGCACAAGATCGTGGATTTTTAAGTTCCGGTGTGTGGTTAAACCACAAGGCAGTCGCGGAATGTATGTTAGGCAGTACTACCATCCTCCGCGGCATTGTAAGTTTATTGGAACGTATGAATCACGCAACATTAAACTATTGGAAATTAGCAATAGATTACGCAGAACCTATGAAAGGATCTGAACATTCATTTAATTACATGGTGGTAGATGCTAATTTCAGAGAAAGTTCTGATCGAGCGGTGTCAAAGTTTATAGATAACGTTCACACATTTAACAAATATGTTCGTGTTGACAGTACTACGGGTAAATTGATAGGATCAGAATTAACTGAATGTTCTATTGATTTATCGTTACCGAAACGATTATTTACACAAATTGCTACGTTGGGATTGGTACAACCCGAAGATATGCAGAAAATTTCGGATGCCGGCAAGACCAAAGACGAGTTGGCAGAAGAAGCAGCTGCCGCAGACAAACCCGTTACTGGACCGACCAAGCCACCAAAAATATCTGATCCAAATGATACCTTGCGGGAAATGTTTGCTACTACGATCTTGGCCGGTGGGTCAAAAGGAAATTACGATGACAATATCCAAGGTCCGGATATCACAATACTTCCAAAAACTGCTCGCGCAGCACAGTTGAAGGCAAGTGGAGTGTGTGGGAAAGCTAACACACAGACTACCGCAAATACTGCTGGCGTTGGACAAAAGCCGGGTGCAATTGATCCTTCTGCAAATCTCAACGGTAAAAGTGCAGATGAATTAAAAAAAGAGCAAGAGAACGCAAAGAAAATATTAGAAACTGATGTATGTAAAAAATGTCAAACGTGTCCACCACCAAAAGCGCCACCAGTTACTACACAACCAACGAATAAGAAATTATCCCAATTAACGATATCAGAAGTATTATCTGTACAAAAACCTGCTGGTACTGTTCTTGCAGTCGGTAAATATCAAGCAATTCCTGTTACGTTTAAAGCGTGGATTTCGGCACAGAAAATTCCAACGGATACTATATTTGATAGTTCTGCGCAAGAAAAATTGGGTGATTGGTTAATTATTGGTAAACGACCGAAGGTGGGAAGATTTGTTAATGGAGATGCATCTATAACAATAGAAGATGCGCAATTAGAATTAGCAAAAGAATTTGCATCAATCCCAGTTCCATATAAAGTTACTAGGCCCGCCGGAGCAGCATCAAAATCTGACCCAGGAGCTGTGCTTGAAGCAGGGCAATCATATTATTACGGAATAGCAGGAAATAAATCCACGGCAAGTTCTGCAAAATATCAAGAAGCATTACGTATTGCCAGGCAGAATAAAAGTTTACAGTCGTTAAAAGAGTTTATTGCAAAGGGTGAAGGAAATTATGACGCGTTGAATAGAGGTATTGCAGGAGATACTAGGTTAGACAGCACAGAATATTATGCAGCACTTAATCAACGTAAACTATCTACGCCCAGTACTACTAGTACTACCAAAGTGTGTAGTGACGATGCATATCTAGAAATTGCGCAATTAAAAAATAGTGGATTGCCATCATTTGACAATTTTTCACTACAAAATAAAATTGATGCTGGGAAAAAAGAATGTGGTGAATGTATAAAAGCAATAACTCTACTAACACAAACTAATATAGTTATTGCAGCACAAGATAAGGCAACAAAAGCAGCAGAAAAAGCAATCAGAGATTTTCCTGGCATGAATAGAATATTTCGATATGTAGAAATATTTCCAGATATGATGGTTGCAGAAATTACAGATTCCGCCAACGGTCAGTTTGCCAATGCATTTGGTGCATCTCCTGGTGCGTTATCAATATCGGGTGACATTGCTATGCCTGGTATAGCAGGATTGCGTGTAGGCGAATTATTTTGGATTGATCGCATTCCTACCTTTTATAAGGCATACGGCGCATTTCAGATTATGGGCGTTGAAGATACTATTGGTAGAGATGGGTGGACGACTAAAGTACATTCAATCTTTAATTATTTGGGAACTAATTGGAAAGTAGCAATGGCGGAAAAATTTAGAATTGCTAAAGCTGCTCAATCACCAAGTATTACTGCGCCGCGGAGTATATAATAATGATCGACACTGATTTATTACAGAAACTTTATAAGTCCGACGAACAACGATTAACCAATACTTTAGATAAAATGCCGTCGCAAGTATTACCCATCGTCACACAGTCAGATGCTAAAAATAAATTTATTATGCGGTATTTTGTACGACAGGTCACCGATAAAGATTTTATTGTTGAAGTAGATAATAGTCAATATTACGAATTGAAAGAAAACCCACGGTTTGTTACGACAGAAATTAAATGGAAAATTGTTGGTAAAAAACAAAATATGACACTCTTAAACGGCGTAACAATTTTTGGGGTGGAGGATACAAACCGCGTAGTAGTTTCCGAGGCGGACTTGACTTTTGGGGGATTGTTGAAGTATATTACAAGTTATCTGGAGTATTGGTTCGCTGAAGAGGTGTAAATGGTTATTAATAGTTATGAACAATATAACGAGTTAAAAACACGGATGGATCGGGAGATGCATATTTGCACACCGATCTTTCGTGATTTATACTATCATGTCATGGAAAATGAATTGTTATGTGTATCTATAACATTCATGAACGGTGAATCATTTGTAGTATCTATTAGTCATGAGGATGCCCCACGATTTGAAATCCCAGTGGGTAATGCATCATGTTTTACGGCAAACTCTAAAGTAGTATCTACACAGTGTATTGATATTGCGGCAATTGCTTATATTCATCAATTGAATGTACCAGTAGTAAAAGACTTTTTTACTACATATATTACTGATACGCATAATATGTTTAATAATATGCGGAATGTGAATCGGATCATTCCATTAACGACATGGGACAGTATTCTCACTAACTATAATACAGAATTATTACCCCTCGTAAGTCTATATGAACCATCTAGGCAATACACCTATATGCACGAATTATTGACCACACTAAAGGATATAGAAAGTGCGGGATTGTGTGTAGATAGAACATTGCTGTCTCAACATTTTTCGTCTGATACAAATCGTGCGTTCAAAGATAACATGGTATATACGGAATATAATCCATATACTGCAACGGGTCGTCCAAGTAATAGATTTGGAGGGATAAACTTTGCCGCATTAAATAAGTCGGATGGTTCCCGTGATAGTTTTATTAGTAGATATCCGTTCGGATCATTGGTGCAAATGGATTTTGAAGCATATCATCTGCGATTGATGGCAAACGAATTGAGAGTCACATTACCGAGTGAACAATCTATTCATACGGAACTTGCCAAAATCTATTTTAATACATCAGATATTACGGAAGAAATGTATGCAGAAAGTAAACGGCGAACGTTTGAAGTCATGTATGGAATGAGCAGAGAAACATATAATTTTGAATTATTTGAAAAGATTCATGAACATAGAAAACAATATGAACATACAAATACCATCGAATTACCCAGTGGTATTGCGGTTGATGTGGGTATGCCGAATGCAAGTAAACTATTCAATTATTATGTACAATCGTTAGAGATGGTGAGAACATTACCGAAACTCACACGTATTATTGACCTCATAAAAAATACTACGAATCATTTGGTGTTGTATACATATGATAGTATATTGCTGGATATGCAATTCATGGATACTGAATTATTACAACAGATACAAGACATTTTAGAAGAAAACAAAAAATTCCCAGTCCGTATATATTCGGGAAATACATACGGTAATATTAAGGAGATACATTTCCTAAAATAGATAACATTTACTGTAATTTGACGGTAGTTTGACGGTTAAATATAATATTTATATGAAGGTTGTTATACCTTTAATGGATGTTACATATGAATAATGAAACGCAACTTCTTTGCACATTCACTTCCGTAGACGAACTAGAAAATACCATTGATATTATAAAAAATTCATATACCTTAGTATTCAATAAATTATATTTACTAGAAAATATTGCGGATGCAAATCAATTAGTGTTAACATATAATATTACAAAAACAAATACCAATATAATGCCACCTGTATCCACCATTTCGGTGCACAGAAAGAAACAAACGAATACGATTTACACAATTAATGCAATTAATAAATTGATTGAAATGAAAAATAATGGTATATTGGATAAATCATTTAGAATTGATTGGAATGAATTACAAAATACCGTATTAGTTACGGCATATGGAAAATTGAAAGTGGTAAATACTAAATTATCAGATATCATCGAATTATAATAGTTACCCCTTGACAAACTAAGGTCAGCCCACTACCTTTATAAAGTGGGCAATAAACTCACTAAACAAAACATTCTAAACTCTAAGAGGTACACACGTATGGGAATTAACATCTCAGCACTCAAGTCTAAGCTCAATCAGTTCACTCGTCAGAACGACCGCAGTGATGCGCTCTGGAAGCCCACAGAAGGAAAGACAGTTATTCGTATTGTTCCGTGGAAGGATAATAAGGAAAATCCGTTCATCGAACTGTATTTTCATTATCTCGGCAATAAGACACATCTCTCTCCTACCTCAAACGGCAATCGTGATCCTATCGTAGAATTTGCGGATGCATTGCAGGCGGGTGGTTCTAAGGATGATTGGCAGCAGGCACGTCCATTCCGTCCAAAGCTTCGTACATTCGTTCCTATCATTGTTCGTGGCGAAGAAGAGAAGGGCGTTCGTTTCATGTCATTCGGTAAGATCGTATACACGGAATTGTTGTCGATCATCTCTGATCCCGATTATGGCGATATTACCGATGTGCAGAACGGCCGTGACATTGTGGTAGAATATATTCCACAGGAAAAGAGTGATACAAACTTTGCAAAGACGATGGTTCGTCCTAAGCCCAATCAGACGCCGTTGGCAGATTCTCCTGAGAAGATTCAGAAGTTTCTCACAGACCAGCCCGATGTCAAGGCAATTTTCAAGGAACCCTCATACGAAGAATTGAAGGTTGCCCTTGAACGATATCTTGATCCCGATGCAGTAAAGACTGCTCCCGTTGCTGCTCCTGTGAAGGAAGCACCAATTGTCAATCCCACCTCCCCAACGGCAGTTAAGTCCGTGGAACTCAAGTCAAAGTCAGTCAAGGATATGGTTGACGAATTTGACGACGTATTTAATAACTAAAATCACTTGACTTTACTTGGATGGCCCACTATATTACAATAGTGGGTCATTCACGTTATTATACTATAGGAAAATATTATGGCAAAGGTAGATAAGAAGGTCATTCAAGAACCGGATCGTGATGAGCTTGCATCGCTTATTGCAGAGTCTTTGAATAAAATGAATAAAGATAGCGATCAAGTTGCATTTTTTCTTGATGGTCGTGAATCAACGCCCACCGACTTTACCGACTTTGTTTCTACGGGAGCAACGATGTTGGATGTCGCAATTAGCAACAGGCCGAACGGTGGAATTGCAGTTGGCCGTATCACCGAACTCACGGGATTAGAGGGGTCTGGGAAGTCGCTAATAGGGGCACAGTTGATTGCAAACACACAGTTAAGGGGTGGAGTAGGGGTTCTTATTGATACTGAAACTGCGGTCAATGCGGAGTTCTTTAAGGCAGTCGGTATTGATATGAATAAGTTGGTATATGTTCAGTTACAGACGGTTGAAGAAATCTTTGATGCAATCACTGTCATTATTGAAAGTGTTCGAAAAGATCCCAAGAAGCGAGATAAGATTGTTACCATCGTTGTAGACTCCGTTGCTGCCGCATCCACGAAGAAAGAAATGGAAGCAGACTTCGGGAAGGATGGATATGCAACTGATAAGGCAATTATTATCAGTAAGGCAATGCGTAAGATTACGGGATTGTTGGGCCGTGAACGGATTGCTCTCGTCTTCACCAATCAGCTCCGTCAGAAGATGAATGCAATGGCGTTCTCTGACCCGTGGACGACTTCGGGTGGTAAGGCTATTGCATTCCACGCATCGACTCGTCTCCGCTTGTCGTTGCTCGGTAAGATTAGTAATTCCAGTGGTGATGTGATTGGTGTGAAGGTGAAGGCAAATGTTGTCAAGAATCGTCTTGGACCACCGCATCGCACGGCAGAATTTGAAATTTACTTTAATCGTGGCATTGACGATTTAGGTAGTTGGTTGAAGGTGATGAAGGAAAATAAAATGGTCAAGCAGGCAGGGGCATGGTATGTATACGTTGACCCAGTTACGGAAGTGGAAACAAAGTTCCAATCAAAGGACTTTCAAGCGTTCCTAGACGAAGACCCTATTCGGAAGCAAGTACTCTACAGTGAGATTTGTGATTCACTGATTATGAAGTACCAGAGTGAATTTGATCCTGAAGATGTGAGTATTTCGGCGGCAACCGAAGATGAATAATCCAGAAGATATTGTGCAGATGGCAATTGCCTCTGTTAAAGAGGTTTATACTAGCCATGAATCATCTATATTACTACAAGAGTTTGAATTGAAACTTCGTAGGCAGATAATGCAAGCAGAGTCGCAGGTTCAGTTGAAACCAGTCGGACCCGTAAAGCGTGACGGGGAGGCATCAGTAACAATCCGTGCCTCTCCTTCACACACCTACACAATTAATCCACCAAACTTGATGGGCAAGTGGACGCCAGGCGGCACAAGCGGCCGCGACTGGCATGACGCTATTAAACCAGACATTTTACATGGCTAATCTGCAAGATATTTTTCACAATATGAAGTTTGAAGAAGACCCGCAAGGCATGACGTATAATAGTCGGGTATTGTTAATCGACGCGATGAATTTATTCATACGTTCATATTCAGCAGTGCCTTCAATGGACGACGATGGAAACCACATTGGGGGTATGATTGGATTCTTTAAGAGTTTAGGTCTTGCTATTCGCACGTTTAAGCCCACCCGGACCATCATTGTTTTTGATGGAAAGGGTGGGAGCCAAAGTCGTAGAAAGATTTATCAGCAGTATAAGGCAAATCGTAAACCTCCGGTTCGATTGAATCGGAGCTATGATTTAACGACGGATGAACAAGAAAAAGAAAATATGAAGTGGCAGTTGGTATCATTGGTTGAAATGCTGGAATGTTTGCCCGTTACTATTTTTGCATTGGACAATGTAGAAGCAGATGATGTGATTGCCTATCTATCGCAATTGATTACAGCAGACGGTGGAGATAGTATTATTTATTCCACCGATAAGGATTTCTTTCAACTTGCCGCAGAAAATATCAAAATCTATAATCCCATCAAAAAGAAAACATTTAGTGACCAAGTAATCTTGGAAGATTATGGCATTCATCCAAAACACTTTCATTTCTTCCGTGCGTTAGATGGGGATAAGAGTGATAATATTGATGGAGTAAAGGGCGTTGGGGAAACTAATCTGAAAAAGTATCTTCCAGAAATTGCTGACCCAACTGCAGAAATTTCGGTAGACATGATTCGCAATAAATATGCAAATATAAAGAAGGTTCCTAAGATGATTGAGAACATTCTGAATAATGAAGATATAATTGAACGAAATATTACATTAATGAATCTCCACGAAAGTATTATGTCGATTGATGCTAAAATGAAGGTAGTCAATAGATTTCAGACGACATCGACATCATTGCGGAAGGTAGACTTGACAAAGTTGATGATGAAGTCTAGATTACTACAAGCATTCCCCAACTACGACAGTTGGTTATCGCAGAATTTCATTCCTCTTAGCAGGTTTAATAATGACACCACAGTATGATACGACAGTAGACAATCTTGCAAAATACGGACCAACATTTCAGGCAAAAGTATTAGCAAGTTTGTTGTCGTCCACAGAGTTTTTGCAGCAATCACTGGATGTATTAAATCCTAAATTCTTTGAATCAAATGCAGGACAATGGATCGTTGATACGACGATTGATTATTTTGCCGATTATAAGTCATTACCAACCTTGGAAGTTTTCAAGGTTAAGTTGGATACGGTGAATGATGATGTATTGAAGATTGCCATCAAGGATCAACTACGATCTGCGTTTCAACGAAAGAACGACGAGGATCTGCAATATATCCGTGATAGTTTTCTCGACTTTGCAAAGAACCAAGCAATTAAATCTGCTATCATTCGTTCCGTTGATTTGTTGCAGATTGGTCAATATGGTGAAATTAAGAATTTAATTGATGGGGCAATGAAAGCAGGACAGCCTCGTAACATTGGACATAATTGGAGAGATGATATTGGCATTAGACTCTCGGGCATTTCTCGTATCGTCGTTCCAACTGGATGGGATTCTATTGACCAGTTGATTGGGGGAGGATTAGGTGCCGGTGAACTCGGTGTTATTGCTGCACCCTCTGGCATTGGCAAATGCGTTGACGGTGACACTGAAATTGATATTGAGTATGAAGAGTTTTGTATTGAATTGGACGGTCAAGAAGTCTGGTTTGCTGCATGGGATACTATTAATATTGGCAACAGAGAAGTGCGCGGATGGGAGTTAGTAGCCATTTTAAAAATAGCAGTATCATAATTACACTTTCGGGAGTTGGTAAGACTATTTATTAATGTAACCAATTCCCGAAGGAGTAATATATGTTAGAATGTAAAGTTTGCGGCAGACAGTTTGTAAAAAATAATATTATTTCACATATAAAACATAAGCATAATATTACCGGCGAAGAGTATAAATCTCAATATAATTCACCGGTTCTGATACAGTCAGATGAAACAAAAATGAAATTATCCAACGCCGTAAAAAATAATAGTTATTATTCAGTTCAATATTGGATAAATAAGGGGATGACTGAAGAAGACGCGACCATACATATCCATGAACTAGGTAAAAAAAATTCCATGCGAAGGATTGAATATTGGGTAGCAAAAGGATATACTGAGTCTGAAGCTCGTGACAAAGTAAAATCTTTACAATCATCGGTAGGAAAACTTCAGCGGAGTTCAAAGCATAAGTGGATTGCAGAAGGATATTCTCAAGAAGATGCTACTAAAATTGCGTCGGAACATCTTCAACAAAAATCAACATTTCATATAAGATATTGGATGGATAGGCACGGCATGACCGAAGATGAGGCCAAAGGTCGCATATCCAGTATACAAAAAGATTTGTCTAGTAGATCAAGTAAATTTTTAGGTAAAAAGCGAACCGAAGAGTCAAAACAAAAAATATCTGAGCCTATAAAAACTCTCATAAAAAAGATTGGCGTTGATAATTGGATATCGCATTTCGGAGATTTTGATAACGGAAGAAGTTTCTTAGAAGAAGAAATCTTTCAATATGTAAAAACTAAAAATTGTTCTGCAAAACATAATTTGATGATAGGTAGATATAATGTTGACATTGTTGTAGAGAATAAACTTATAGAGGTATTTGGTGATTATTGGCACGCTAATCCATTGTTGTATGAAGAGGCAGATACAATAATTTATCCAGGTGACGCCAGAATTTTGGTTAGTGACAAATGGAATTCCGATAGAATAAGACTTGAATATTTAAAAACAGTTGGGTATGATGTTCTTGTTGTATGGGAAAGTGATTGGCGTAAAAATTTAGAAAAAACACAACAAACTATATTGGACTTTTTATATGATATCAAATAGCAGGATGGTTAAAAAAACCACATCAATGAAAGACATGTTTGACAAATTGGGAATCCCTGAAAAGGAGCATGCATATCTGGAACCTAATTTTACTGTAAAGGTACGGGGTGACAAGGGATATTACCCAATCAGAAAATTTTTTAGGACACATGCACAAAATAGTGCAACAGTTATACTCAGTAATGGGATGTCACTGAAGTGTGGACATGATCATCAAGTATATACAGATCGTGGTTGGGTAAAATCATGTGATTTACAGCCAACGGATGTTATCCACACCGACCAAGGAATTGCATCGCCGATAAACTGTGTAGTGGATGATACAGTAAAACCGTTGTATGATATCTCTGTGGAGGAAGTTCATTCATACTATTCAAACAACATTCTCTCTCATAACTCATGGGCGCTTGCTACGATTGGTGCAAATGCAGCAAAAGCGGGAAAACGTGTGGTGTATTATACTTTGGAGTTGAACGAAAATTATGTTGGACTTCGGTATGATACGATTTTTACAGGAATTGAACCTGGTAATGTTCCGCAACACCCGCAGCAGGTTCGTGATGCAGTTGATGGGGTGACGGGTGATATTATCATTAAATATTATCCCGCACGATCCATTACCGTTCATACCATTCGGGCACATCTCGACCATTTGATTAGTAATAAACTCAAGCCAGATTTAATGCTAATTGATTATGCAGACCTTATGCGTTCTACTGACCGTATAGATGCTCGACATCAAGAACTGGGGGCAATTTATGAAGAAATTCGTGGTATGTCTGGTGAGATGGCCATTCCATGTTGGACTGCTTCACAAACACAACGCAGTAGTATTCAAGATGAAGTAATTCAGGCCGATAAGATTGCTGAATCCTATCAGAAAATTATGACCGCTGACTTAGTGATTTCACTGTCGCGGAAACTGGAAGATAAGGCAAATCATACTGGCCGAGCGCACGTTATGAAAAATCGGTTTGGCGTCGATGGTGTAACACTACCTGTATATATGAATACTGGTCTTGGAAAGATTGAAATTTACGATGAAAATTCTTCCAAGGGCATTCTGTTGAAGAAGCAAATGCAGGCGGGGGAGGGAATGTTAAAAAAGACTCTTGCAAAGAAATTATCTGAACTCCACGATGATTTTTCGGAAGAGTGAGTGATAATTATTAGAACCAATGAACCTAAACCGCTCGGAGATAGCCCGAAATGCAGCTAGAATCAAAATTATTGTCGGCCATTACGACTTTTATGAAGTACAGCAAGTACCTGCCAGACAAACAGCGCAGAGAAACCTGGACAGAGTTAGTAGATAGAAATAAGAACATGCATCTAGAGAAGTTCCCTCAGTTGAAAGAGGAAATTGATGCCGTGTATAAATTTGTATATGATAAGAAAATTCTCCCATCTATGCGTTCCTTACAGTTTGCGGGAAAGCCAGTTGATTTAAACAATACTCGTTTATACAATTGTTGCTTTCTTCCTGTAGACCACAGTGACGCATTCAGTGAAATCATGTTCCTATTATTGTCGGGAACTGGTGTGGGATATTCCGTGCAACGCCAGCACGTAGAAAAGCTCCCAGAAATTAATAAACCAACTCGTACTCGCCGTTACCTTGTTGCCGATAGCATCGAAGGGTGGGCGGATGCCGTAAAGGTGTTAGTGACTGCTTACATGAAAGGAAAGGCATATCCGTTGTTTGATTTCCGTGACATTCGTCCAAAGGGTGCAATGTTGATTACGGCGGGTGGGAAGGCGCCCGGTGCTGAACCATTAAAGGATTGTTTGCATAATATTCAAAAGGTATTAGACCGCAAGGCAAACGGTGAACAACTCACCACACTGGAAGTGCATGACATTATGTGTTATATCGCAGATGCAGTATTGTCGGGCGGTATTCGTCGGTCAGCAATGATTGCGTTGTTTGACCTTGACGATGATGATATGCTGACCTGTAAGTTCGGCAACTGGTGGGAGAACGAAGCACAACGTGGTCGTGCAAATAACTCTGCGGTGATTGTTCGTCACAAAATTGAAAAGGAAATTTTCCTTGATCTCTGGAAGAAGATTGAATTGAGTGGTTCTGGCGAACCCGGATTCTTCTTTACGAATGATGCGGCATGGGGATTAAATCCATGTTTAACAGGAGATTCTCTAATTACAGTCAAAGACCATGACACAACTACGGATGGAGTAACAATTGCGGAAGGCGGAGTATATCAAATTCCGTTAAAGCAACTCGTAGAACTTTATGAAACAAGTACGTTGCCACCCATGTTACTTTCATATAATACAGAGTTGAAGCAGTTGGAGTGGGATATGTTAGACAACGCAGCTCTTACTCGCGAGAAGGCGTCCATTATTGAGTTGACACTTGATAATGGCGAGACTCTCAAACTTACTCCTGACCATAAGGTATTTACCGAAAATCGTGGTTGGATAGAGGCAGCCCAACTGACAGACGAAGATATTTTGGTAACTATTAAATAACATATGGATTGTTTCCCCACAATAGACACTACTTATATGTAGAACCTATTGTGGGGAACGCTATGTTAGATTTAAACACTTTGTATCGCAAGTTTATAGACCTAGAAGGATGTTCCGATATTCGTAAAGAGTGGCAACCTGAATACCGAGAATTTTTTAAAGAACAGTATAAATTATATGGGAACGGTGCGAGAGGATTTGTAAAGAAATTCTTTGTCAGAAATAAATTAAAAGAGTTATATAAAAATGATTGGGAGTTTTTTAACTCATATATAAAAGCAAAATATGATAGTGGTATAGGACTGAAATTGCTAGCAAGAGAATTGAAAATTTCCTATACTAAAATGAGAAGATTAATGGAGTATCTGGAATTTCCCATCAGAACAGGTCGTAATGTAGTTACAGAACATTTATGTGCAGTTCGGCATACCAATGCAGTAATTCAAGGCGGTTGGAGAAATAAGAAAACGAAAAATAAAAATACAGAGCGAGGTGTGCAAGGTTACTTTTTCAATCAATCTAAGCAACAATATGTATGGTTGCGGTCAACATACGAAGTTATTTTAGCAAAGTGGTTGGATAAGAATTGCATGGATTGGGCAGTGGAATCTCACCAATGGATGATAGGAACACAATCATACAGACCAGATTTTTTTATTTACGAAAATAGTGAACTTGTAAAGATAATAGAAGTTAAAGGATATTATAAAAATAGATTGTGGAAGTTTGAAGAATTAAAAAAAGAACCATCTCTCCAAAATGTTGAGTTTTGCTTAATAGACAACATAACTCCGTTTTTGGATGGAAATACATACTTAGGAGAATTAAAATGGTGGAAACAAAACAGATTATTAAAGCTAGAATCGTAAAAAAGACGGTCAGAGAAAATGAAGATGTATATGATTTGACAGTAAGAAAGAATCATAACTTTTTTGCAAACGGATTGTTGGTGCATAATTGCGCAGAAATCAGCCTCCGTCCATTCCAATTCTGTAACCTCTGTGAAATTAATGCATCCGACATTGTTGACCAAGACGATTATAATGCACGGGCAAGAGCCGCAGCATTCATCGGCACATTGCAGGCAAGTTACACCAATTTCCATTATCTTCGTGATATCTGGAAGCGGACCACCGAACGTGAAGCATTGATTGGTGTCGGTATGACAGGCATTGCGTCTGGGGCAGTATTGAAATTGGATATGAAGGAAGCAGCAAATGTGGTGAAGGCAGAAAACGAACGAGTGGCCGGCATGATTGGTATTAATAAGGCTGCACGAACAACGACCGTTAAGCCAAGTGGTACTTCGTCACTGGTGTTGGGTTCCTCGTCGGGCATTCATGCATGGCATAATGAATATTATATTCGTCGTATCCGTGTGGGTAAGAACGAAAGTATTTATACATACCTGCTGATTAATCATCCAGAACTGTTGGAAGACGAATACTTCAAGCCAAATCAACAGGCTGTTATCTCGGTTCCACAGAAGGCTCCAGTAGGGGCGGTAACTCGTCAGGAATCGGCTCTAGACTTACTTGCCCGTGTCAGTAAGGTATGGAAGGAGTGGGTGAAGCCCGGCCATCGTAAGGGTGAAAATAAGAACAATGTATCGGTTACCGTGACGATTAAGCCAAACGAATGGGAAGAAGTTGGAGAATGGATGTGGACAAATAAAGAAAATTTTACCGCATTAAGTGTTCTTCCGCATTCGGAGCATACCTACATTCAGGCGCCGTTCGAAGACATCACTCCAGAACATTACGAAGAATTGGTGGGGCATCTTCACAATATTGATTTAAGTCAAGTCGTTGAACTTGACGATACTACTGATTTATCTGGCGAACTTGCGTGTGGCGGCGGTGGGTGCGAAGTGATATGAAGTTAAAAGATTTGGTCACCATTGTTATTCCTTGCAAAAACGAAGAAAAATATATCGGACACTTGTTGGGAGATTTATTTCTCTCGGTGGAAATTGGAGAAGTAAGAATTATTATTGCCGATGCAAATTCTACGGACAACACCCGAAATATTATCAAAGATTGGTCATATGGATTGAACATTGAGATAATCCAAGGTGGTTCGGTTTCTGAAGGAAGAAACAATGGTGCCAAATTAGTTACTACTCCATATATTTTATTTCTTGATGCGGATGTTCGGTTCTTTTCACCGAGCGCCATATATGATGCTGTTCAATGTATCCATCGAGAAAATTTAGATTTAGTTACACTGAGTCCGAAAAACTATGGAACTGAGTGGAGAGCATCTATTCTATTCTATCTGTTTAGTCTATGTAATAAAGTCATGACAAAGTTTACACCGTTTGCTATTGGTGCATTTTTCTTGACTCGTCGTAGTATGTTTGAAGTATTCGGGGGATTTCCAAATAAGTATGATACCTCCGAAGATTATATTTTAAGTAAACGGTACGATGCAAAGAAATTTAAAATTGTAGACCATCAGTTTGGTCAAGACGAACGCCGATTTAAAAAGTTAGGTTATTTGGGAATGATGTGGTATATGACAGTAAACTTCTTCAACCGAAATAACCTAGCACATTTTGAAAAAGCTAAGGTTAATTATTGGAGTTAATGATGCAACTATTTTTTATTTTTCTGTTTCAAATAATTTTTAATGTATTAAAAGTTTGGGAAATAAAATATACTTATCAACATAGAATTTTTCCTTTATTAATCAATTCAATTTTCATAAATTTAACATCCTTAGCAACAACATTTATATCTGTTACTAGTTTACTTGATGGCAAATGGTCTGTAATTTTCTTTTATGTAATAGGAAGCGTTATAGGAAAGTATATTGGAATGACAATACACACACATATAAATAAGGTAAACTAACTATGACACGATATAAGGCAATAATTGTATCCGATGTACATTTAGGAACAGACAATAGTAAAGCAGCAGAATTTTTAGAATTTTTAAACACACACCACACAGACATTCTAATTATTAATGGAGATTTTGTGGATGGGTGGGCATTGTCCCGTGGCGTTCGGTGGCGAGCAAAACATACGAAGGTAATTTCCAAAGTGTTGGATATCTCCAGAAAAATACCTGTAGTATGGATTCGTGGAAACCATGATGAATTTTTACATGAGTTTATGCACATGCATTTGGGTAAACTTCAAGTAGAAGAAAATTACATCTTAGATTTAGGTGAAGGAAAAAGATATTTTATTTTCCACGGAGATATTCTAGATGTATTTGTTTCTAAATGGAAATGGATTGCAAAAATAGGTGGGCAAGGGTATGACTTAGCATTAAAATTAAATACATGGTACAATAAGTGGAGAAAGTGGAGAAAGTTACCATATTACTCCATCTCCAAAGATATTAAGAAGGGTGTGAAGGCAGCAGTAAACTACATCACAGATTTTGAAGTGACGGCAACAAAACTTGCAAAACAACATAATTGTGATGGTGTCATCTGTGGACATATTCACCAACCAGAAAATAGACAAATTGCAGGAGTACATTATCTGAATTCTGGTGATTGGGTAGAGAGTTTAACCGCAATTGTAATAGACCATAATAATAATATAAGCATAAAGGAGTTTCACAAATGATTACCGTTACTAAATTTAGTTCAAAAACTTGTGGCCCATGTCGCGCTCTAGCTCCTGTATTTCGGGAACTAGAGGACATGACCCTTGATGCAACATTTATCTCAGTCGATGTAGAAGAGAAGCCGTCTATTGCACAGTTATATTCTATTCGGACTGTTCCCACCGTTATCATTGAAAAGGATAATGTACTAATTGAAAAATTTGTAGGACTACAAAGTAAACAAAAGTATATTACCGCTATTAATGCTGCGAGAGATGGGGCGTAAAAAGGAAGTAAAAAAGGAAAAAAGTTCATTGAATGCAATTGAACAAAAAATGATGAGTGTATTGCATTCAATGAATCTTTCGTATGAGTCTCAAGCAACAATTGATAATTATAATGTTGACTTTTTGATTGACGGGAAGTATATTATAGAATGTTATGGAGATTACTGGCATTGTAATCCGTCCCGATATGCCGGCGAGTATTACAATCGTGGGAAGAAAAAAACCGCGGCAGAAATCTGGAAACGTGATGAAAAACGAAAGCGTGAACTAGAGCAATTGGGATATAAAGTATTATATTTCTGGGAACACGAGATCAATAATAATATTAAAGATATAAAAGCCGCATTAAAACGATATATTACGTGAGGACAAGATGATTACAGAAATTACGATACGTGAGATGACAACAGGTGTCCCACTGGAAACATATAATGATATATATGTTATTATGTTTTATGGAGAAACCTGTGGTCCGTGTAAAGCAACGATGCCTAATTATGAAACTGTTGCCAATTTTTATAAAGAAAAAGGCGCACACATTAAATTCTTTAAAATAAACGCATGGGAACCCACGGAACAACAAAGTTATTGTAAAGAGACATGGGGAATACAGGGAGTTCCACATTTCAAAGTATTTTGTCGTAGTGAGCAAGTAATTGAAAAGGTCGGTGGCGCCGACGAAGCAGGAATGCGAGAATTCATTCAAGATGCAATATACGAAACACTAAAAAGATTTCAGGAGAAGATGTAAATGAAAGTTAAACGGTTATCAGAAAATTCAGTACTGCCACATAAGGCACACGCAGGTGATTTGGGCTATGATTTGTATGCATCAGAGGAAGTAGTTTTGATGGCAGGACAGACAAAGTTAGTATCTACGGGCATTGCCATCCAGTTCCCAGAGGGATATGGTGGATTACTTCGGGACCGTTCATCAGTTGCTACCAAACGAAATTTATTTGTGGTCGCCGGTGTAATTGACAATGGATATATCGGAGAAATAATGATTGCCTTACATAACTCCACGGATGGATACGAACGCATTACAGTCGGAGAAAAAATTGCTCAATTAATTCTTATTCCAACCGTAAACTTTACCGCAGAAGAAGTAGATGAATTAGTGTCAGCAGATGAACGAGGAACTGGTGGATTTGGTTCAACGGGGACTTGACATAAGTACCGGATTGATATATACTTAAGATAGTTCTTCTCATTTAAGAGGTTACATGGCGTATCAAAATATTTTTATAGATTCAACATCCGACGAACAAACAGTATATATCTGGGATGATGCACAGGGACTTATTACCCTACCATTGTCAGAATTTAATTATGCATACGTCCGTGACCCGAAAGGAAAGTATATCAGTATGACGGGAGAACGCCTCAGTAAAACGAGGCGTTTCATCCGTGGTAACCCCAACGTATTTGAAAGTGACCTTCCAAAAGAAACTCGCGTTCTTACGGATTTGTATTTGAATGAAGATATGCCGTCAGAAGGGAATATTATATTGTTTTTTGACATTGAGGTGTCAATGGAAAATGGTATTCCTAATACACAAAAACCAAATAATGAAATCACTTCTATTGCATTTTGTGATAATATTACCAATGAATATAGTGTATTAGTATTGGATAAATCTGGTGTATATGAAAATGTAACAAAGAATGGAGCAGCGGTTTATTTCTTTCAAACAGAAATGGATCTTCTTCATGCGTTTGTTAATCAGTACGAACAAATTACACCAACGATTATTACGGGGTGGAACAGTAATGGATTTGACGTACCGTATCTATATAATCGTATAAAGCAGATTTGTGGAGCCAGTATTGCCAATCGGCTTAGTCCTATCGGTAAAGTAAAATACTCTGATAGATTGGAACGTTATCGCGTTGCTGGCGTAAGCTCGCTAGATTACTTGGATTTATATAAGAAATATACATATACTCAGCAACCTAACTATCGTCTTGATACAATTGGGCGATTGGAAGTAGGAATGGGTAAAGTAGATTATGATGGGTCTTTGGACGATTTGTTTCGCGATGACCTAGAAAAATTTATTGAGTATAATTTGCAAGACGTTCGTATCATTGTTGATTTGGATAAAAAGCTAAAGCTTATCGACTTGGTTCGTGGTATCTGTCATCTTGGCCACGTACCATATGAAGATTATCCAATGGCATCACGCGTACTTGAGGGCACGATTGTTACCTATCTACATCGAAAAGGAATTATTGTTTCTGACAAACCAAAGGATAGTAAAGAAAAAATGGAAGCACTAGACCGCGGTGAAGAAGGATTTGTGGGCGCTTATGTACAAGAACCAGTTCCTGGATTATATGATTGGGTATATTCACTCGACTTACAATCACTGTACCCAAGTATCATTATGAGTTTGAATATCTCTCCAGAGACAAAGGTTGCTAAGGTATTGAACTTTGACATGGAAAAACATTTACGTAAAGAAATTGTTGCCTATGTGGTTCAAGAAATTGGCGATGAGATGACAGTGGAACTAGAGCATGATGCCTTTGTTAATTTCTTAAAGGAAAATAATCTTACGATGGCATCGAACGGCGTGTTGTATAATACAGTAACGAAGGGTATTATCCCCGAAGTTTTAAATGAATGGTTTGCCAAACGTGTGGAGTATAAGAATCTCATGAAGAAGTATACTACAGAGGGTGATAAGGTGCAAGCAGCCTATTATGACCAACGCCAACATATTCAGAAGATTTTCTTGAACTCATTGTATGGTGTGTTGGGGTTACCCGTGTTTCGTTTCTATGACGTTGACAATGCGGCCGCAGTAACATTGACGGGGCAAGATGTTATTAAGACTACTGCTAAGTTTATTAATAAAAAATATGAAAAGGTAACGGGTGAACAGAAAGACCATTGTGTATATGTTGATACTGACTCCGTATACTTTCCAGCAAAACCATTGTTTGTTGAAGGAAGTGCTGATGACCTTGCTTCCACGATTGGTATTGCCTATGACATGGAAAATACGTTGAATACATTCTATGATTCTATGGCAAAGCGTATGTTCAATTGTGATGACCATAAGTTCCACATTAAGGGAGAAAGTGTCGCCAAGACGGGATTCTGGGTAGCTAAGAAGCGATATGCACTAGATAAGGTATATGATTTGGAAACCCGCCAGAATGTCAGTAAACTCGTTGTAAAGGGATTGGATGTCGTAAGATCATCTTTTCCCAAAGCATTTCGGGAATTCATGACGCAGATGTTGAAAGATATTTTGGGCAGAGTAGATAAGAACGAATTAGACGAGAAGATTCTTGCGTTAAAAACTTCATTGAAGACTCGTCATTATTTAGAAGTTGCACGAAATACTTCGGCAAATAATATCAGTCAGTTTGCCGCAGGAGAGGGGGGTGGAGGAATCAACCGATTCAAGAAAGGAACTCCTGCGCATATTAAAGCAGCAATCGTATACAATAGATTATTGACGCACTTTGGCATTAATAAACAATATGCGACTATCGCAGACGGGGAAAAGATTAAATACATGATGCTAAAACCAAATGATTTAAGAATAGAATCGTTAGCAGTAAAGGGTTATAACGATCCTCCACAAATTATGGATATGGTTACGGAATATATTGACACTGATGCATTATTTGATAACGAATTGCGAAATAAACTACAAGATTTCTATACTGCACTTGGATATGGTATCTTACCAACCGATAAAAATTTAAACGCATCGAACTTTTTCAGCTTCTGATAGATATTTATAATGGGAACAAGATTAAAGGAGAACCATTATGTATACAAGAAACTGTCCACAGTGCGATGAGATTATTACCTATAAAAACAAATATTATTATAATGAATGTAATAAACTTAGTAGAGTGTGTCGCAAATGTGGAGATATAAATGCCAGTAAAAGTAAATGGAGTAATCCAGAAATACGACAAAAAATGTTAAAGGCAAAAAAATTTACAGGTAGACAACATACAAAAGAGACTCGTCAAAAAATGTCAATTGCTAAATTGGGTGAGAAACATCCTATGTATGGTAAAACAATTAATGAAAATACACGTAACGCATTATCAATTGCAAATAAGAATAAAGTTTATACAGAAGAATATAGAAATAACTTAAGTTTATCTGGGAAAAACAGAGTTTTTACCGAGACACATAAAGAAAATATATCTAATTCATTACGTAAATATGTTGCATCGTGTTACCCAAGTGGGCCCAGATATAATAAACGTGCGTGTATAATATTTGAAGAAATAAATAAAGAACTTGGTTGGTCTGGGCGCCATGCAGAAAATGGTGGTGAATTTTTAATAAAAGAGTTAGGTTATTGGGTGGATTTCTATGAACCTAATTTAAATATTATTATTGAATTTGATGAAAAGAATCATAAATATAAACGTAACCATGATCTGATTCGGCAAAAAAGAATAATAGATTTATTAGGATGTAAATTTTATAGAATATCAGAAGGAGATGAATGGAGAATGATAATAACTTAATGCCAATAAATAATGTATAATACCCCTTGACTTTTGGGGTGGAATAGGTTATATTACTAGTATACCACAACCGAGGTCAAAATATGTGTAAGTACTGTATCAAATACTTTAAGCTGCTCTCCCGCCATTGCACGGCATATTCCTATGGTGAATGTGATTGTCCGAAGTGTCAAGGCATGTGTACCTGTGAATCTAACAACCAGCGGTATATCTAAATGATTGATGACTCTATGGATGAATACTGGGGATTGATGGTGTTTGGTGTAGGCCTTCTTTTGATGGGGATGGGTAAACTTTTTAAGCGGTGGTTTCGATGAAAAATCTTAAGTCTAGCGATTGGCTAATTTCCGAAAATAAGGCCGGTAACCGTAAGTTCTGGCGGTTGCACATCCTTCAAGACGATTCCGCATATGACGAGGGGCGCCGTGCTGCCACCATCAATTTCTATACACAGACCGAATGGTATCAGTTGACCAAGACGGGCCGTGAAACGAAGAAGCAACAGTCTGAACCGTACTTTGCCGCACCGACTAACGTTGGCCGAGCAAACGAACGCAACAGTGAAGCACAGGCGTTCTTTGAGTTCGATGCCATTATCAAGAAGCAGTTGGATGCGGGATTCTATCGGGAAGGTGAGAAGGTCGATAGTTGGCCGATGCCGATGTTGGCACACAAGTTCAAGGACCATATGAATAAGGTGGAATGGCCGTCGTACATTCAGCCCAAGTTGAATGGCATGCGTATGTTGTTCAACGGCACGGAAGCACGCAGTCGGGGTAACAAAGAAATTATTCCCGAAGTGATTCAGCATTTGCAGTTTGATACGGGTGGATTCATGCTTGATGGCGAACTGATGCTTCCGAATAATCAGTTGTTGCAGGAAAGTATGAAGGCTATCAAGAAGTATCGTCCAGAACTGTCTCCGCTACTCATGTATCATGTGTATGACATCGTGGACAATGAACTTCCATACGCCATGCGCCAGCAGATTATTGTTGACTTGATGCATAACGCCCCACCGAATGTCGTCATGGTGAAGACGGTGGAATGTATGGATGAAACGGAAGTTTATGAGCAGCACACGCAGTTTGTGTCAGACGGGTACGAAGGCACAATGATTCGTAATCCGTCGATGGAATATGAAATTGGAAAACGTTCCTATTCACTACTTAAACTAAAGGATTTTGTTGATGCAGAATATCGTATTGTCGGATTTGAGGGAGGGAATGGTTCTTTTGAAAAATCCATTATATTTATATGTGATGCTGGTAATGGAAATACATTCAAGGTAGTCCCGGAAGGCCCCATACAATATAAACAACAGTTGTGGCTGGATAGACACTCCTTGATGAATGGCTGGCTCACCGTTAGGTACCAAGAATTAAGTCGCGATTGCGTCCCAATCTTTCCAGTTGGGGTATCAATACGTGACTTTGGAGATTTTTATGTGGATACGAAACTGCCCCAAGTGTGATACAGAACTACATTACACAAAGAAAAATTCTTTTAACAAAGCAACTAGATTAAAAACGAACTGTCTCAGCTGTTCAAATAGACAAAATCGCTCAGAGTACAGTCAACGATTAGCAACTAGTGCAATTGTTAAAAAACGATTATATTTAGCAGAAACAGAATTTGTACAAGGTACAATTTTTGGAGATAGAACGGTAGTTTCATCAAAAATATTTACGGGGCTGGAACTGGGATTTAAAACAGGAAACACATGGTATGTACAAGTTATGTGTAAGTGTGGAAAACTTGATTGGGTGCGTATACATTCTCTACGACAACATTCTGGAAAATCTTGTATACGGTGCTGCCAATCACTAGGCAGAAGTCCAACTTTCAAGGGGCACGAAGATATGCCAGGCAGAATCATGAGCAGAATCAAAGGTAGTGCACAGGCAAGAACTCATACTAAAGGTAGTATAAACTTCACAGCAAAATATATTTATGAATTATTCCATAGCCAAAATTGTAAATGTAAATTTACTAATATGCCATTGGATTGGTCAACTGCTTCATTAGATAGAATTGATTCCACCCGGGGATACGAAATGGGAAATGTGCAATGGGTGCATAAAAAAGTTAATCTAATGAAATTGGATATGACAGACACGGAGTTTGTTAATTGGTGTAAACTTATAGTAGGTAATTTAATATGATATGGTTAATATTATTAACGGCGCTGGAAGTGACAAGGGCCTTGCTATTTTCATCTTGGAAACAGATGCAGGTAACCGTTTCAATTGCCGCCCAGAAGGCACTCAGAGCAGTCGAGCGGAACTATATGTCAGTCGTAAGGAATTGGTGAACAAGCTCCTGACAGTTAGGTATCAAGAATTGTCAAGAGATAATATCCCGATTTTCCCTGTGGGAGTGAGTATTAGAGATTTGGAAGATTTCTCTTAGTCCACACTATTTATATACAGTCAGTAAACTTCCTATTTACGGAGTCTGTATATGCCCAGAATGTCTCAATTACAATGGTGGTTAGAAAAAGAACCTGATTTAGAAAAAGCAAAAAAATTATGGAAGCAGCACCAACAATCCATAGCAGATAAACGAGCACAGAAAGTAAAAGAAAAATTTGAATTAATATCTAACTGGGGAAATTGGGAAGTTTTACATCCAATCGTTTATAAACAAGAAAAAATGCCAGCAGGAAGAATAAGAAATCTTGTTAAAGTAAAATGTAAATGTGGAAAAGAAGATTTTATCGATAGAGCTAATTTAATGTCAGGAAGGTCAAACTCCTGTAGAGGTTGTTATCATCGTGGCAGTTTGAATAGTAGATGGAATGGCCACGGTGATATGCCTGGGGATGTATATCATAGAATTAGTAGTTCTGCCAAAAATAGAAATATTGAGCTAAACGTTACTAGAGAACAATTACATAACTTATTACACAAACAAAATTTCAAATGTGCATTAACAGGACAATCTCTGAACTGGAAAACTGCATCATTGGACAGAATAGATTCAAATAAAGCATATGATATTGATAATATTCAATGGATGCTTAGTGAAGTCAATTATATGAAACGTGTATTAACACAAGATAGATTTATTGAACTATGTAGATTGGTGGCAGAAAATAATTAAAAAATACGGCACCACAGTCGGGCGGGACGACGGTAGGAGTGGACGGGTTGCTACCCCAATGTTATGACCACACTATGCTAGCCAAGGACTTAGAGAAATCTATGTGGGGTTCGAATCCCCCGATGCCACTAGGAGGAATATATGCTAAAAATGTTATTGATGGCACAATTGTTGGCACCAACATTATTAAACAAGCCATTATCTGTAAAGAAAACACTAAGAGGTGCCACTAATTATATTGTATTACATTATGATGATGGTGGTTCATATAAATCGACAAGACGAATATTAATTAAAAAAAGAAATAGTTATCATTATTATATTCAACGTGACGGTACTATTATTAAATTAATTGACCCCAAGTATGAAGCCTCCCATGCAGGTATTTCGTATTATAAAGGAATGGTTCGATTAAATAAATATAGTATTGGTATTTGTTTACAAAATGATCCACCGCAAGCATATACAGAAAAACAATATAATAGTGCAGGATGGCTTATAAAACAATTACAGTTACGATATAAGGATTCTACATCGAAAGTAATCATTGGACATTCTGATATTGCAATTCCCAGAGGAAGAAAAATTGACCCCGGACCGCATTTCAATTGGGAAAAACTACGCATCAATATTAATAAATGGAGATAGATATGGGAATGTTCGATGAAATCAGAGTAGAACAACTACTACCAGGTAATACAGAAATTACTGATGAATGGCATCAAACAAAGTCATTCGATAATGTAA